ATCACGATTAAGTACCTGTTGCGCTTGCGCCTTGGCTTGGTCTTTGTCAGCACCATCGGCTTGAGCTTGCGTTACAATGTGGTTATATCGCTTAACCGAGTCGCCAAGATTATCGAGCGTCTTGTACAACTGGTCTTGCATATAGAACTGACCATCATTCACGATAAAGTGGCTAGCGAGCCTATTAGGTTCTTCGCCTGCACCAGCCGCTTTATTGGGGTCAGACACGATCATCTTCATAATGTCCGTGCCCCACTGACCGCCGTAGTTCTGAATCAGGTATCTAATGTCTTCCGGGTAGTAGTCCACTGTCCCGCCCGTTACTTGGCGCAGGAAGTTCGCCATTTCCTTGTACTCTTTAGGCGTAGTACCCCGGCCTTGGTCGGAGTGGTATGCCTTGGAGTTGGGGCTGTCGTTGTGGATGCTAGTACCGAAGCTATTGGTATTGGTCGCCACGTCCACCAGCGGGCGCGCTACCGTAGGCACGAAGGAACCCAGCAGGGCGCTCACCACGTTCGTCGGCGTTGCGTCCTTGATACCCCCGGGGGACAGGGCCGAGTTACGCGCCAAGATCGATAGATACGCCTTCCCGGCGTCCTCTGCCGACTGGTGGCCGTTAGCGAACGCCGCACCCAGCGCACCGACACTCAGCATGATCTGAGGTAAGCCTAGACCCAGACTGATACCGCCGATCTTTCCACCGGGCAGCGGGATCAAAATCTTAGTGCCGATAGTTTCAGGCTTGAGCTTAGCAATGCGATCTATGCCATCGTCATCCTTACCCAGCATCATGTTAGCGGTCATGTAGCCTACCGCACCCAGCGCCGCCATGAACGTCTGCCACTTAGCCGCCTTAGCGTAGTCAAACCCGCCTGTCGGCTTAGTGAAAGCGCGTCGCATGGCATCCACGCCCGTAGCACCGACTCGGAAGAACGCTAACCACGAATTGATGCGACGGCCCTTAATGCCGGACTGGCTGTAGTCCAGCAGCTTACGAACTTGCGTGGCCGCGTCGTGTTCGGATGCACCACCTTCCACCAGTGTACGGAAAGCCGCGACACGGGGGATTGCTTCCATAAAGTTAGCATAGTTACCTGTATACTTTAATACCTGCTCCCAACCCCACTTACCTATGTCTACGACACCATCCACACCGGGGCGGGTATCCTTGAGCTTATTGGTGAATGTGTTTTCCAGCGACTTTACATCGAATACATGACTAAAGGCATTGCTACCGCCTGCGGCCATATAACGCTGTGTCCAGCCAGCCCAGCTTTGCGGATCGGCTTCGCCCTTAGCGCGGAGCGCATTATGCTTACCCAATAAAGTCGGGATCATATCGGGCAGTGCGCCGTAGGCTTGCAGTACGTTCTTACTGTACTTATTCCAGAACGGGATGGCCTCTAAAGGATTGCTAAACTTAGTTGCTGCCAGTGTAATCGGAGTGTAGGTTAAGTCACGCGCAAAACCTGAGAATGTCTGCCACGCCGGATGCACGGTCGTATACAGGCGCGAGAGAATATGCGTTCCCTTACCTGCGATACGATCTAATGCGTTCGGCGCTTCCACATTATTCATCTGCACGAGTCCGCGAAGTAACTGACTATCCTTCGGCAGAGTGATGACGTAATGCTGATTACCATCGTGCACAATAACGCCATTCTTAGGGGCGCGTAGTTCGGCAAAGTGGTCACCATTCTCGTTGGTATAGCCATCACGCGGACGGCCTTCAAACGGATAAATCTTAGCGCCAATCTCTTTGCCATGTTCCGCTGCCAAGTTGTACACACGGTCGAGGAAATAGCTGTGAGCGTGGCGCTCGGCGGCGCGGCTCGTGTCTACGAACAGACGGCTAAATGGGCGCTCGCCTTCTGTCTTACGACCTTCCATCGCCTGTAGCTGGGCATTAAGTACGCGCAAGCTACCCTGCCGCGAAGCAAGGTCAAAGTTATTACTTAATACATCTTCCGGTGAACCCTTAAGCGGTACATACCACTTCCATCCATAGAACTTCGTCCACGGGTCATCCTTAGCTACCAAGCCTGCGCCTTCAAGGCGCGAACGCTGGCGGTCACGGACATTATCGAGCATACCATTTAAGTCGGCCATCGACTTCTCATCGTAGCCGCGTGCCTTTAACTGCTTGAGCGTAGCTTGAATCTCATCCACCGGCACCTTCTGTTGGCGTGCCCAATCATCCCATGTGATCGAGCCATTATTAGCCATCAGGCGTTGCAGTTCGGCGCGACCCTTGGCCGGGTCAAGATCGCCGCTTGCTACCTTCTCTAAGACTTCGGCGCGGTCAATCTCTGCACCGTTGTTGAGCGGCGCATTCTCCAAGTGATCCGACTTCATGCGCTCGATAAAGTTCATATTGCCGAAGAACGTATTTAAGTCATCTAAGAATGCGCCCTTATTCTTGGCGAACTTAGACCAGTTCTTCGACAAATAATCGTCTACCGGCGCGACCACTTCATCGAAGTCACGGTTAGTATATTCGTTTGTCAGACCATTCTTCGTGTAGGAAGCATCATCTACGTTATTCTCGGGCGTTACTTCAATGCCCTTACCACGATACTCCTGCATGGCTTTTTCGAGGCCGTAGTCAGCCTTCGCTACCTGTTCCCAGAAGCGTTGACCATTACCTACTTTACCTTGGCTCTGAATGCGTTCCTTCGCATCAGCCTTCGCTTCTACGGCTTGTTCTTTGGGCGTCTTGGTTGAGAGATAAGCATCGTCACTTACCTTCTCAGTAGGCTCATAGCCTAACTTTTCTTGAGTGGGTTCGGCTTCGCCTTCCGAGCCTTCACCCTCGTCGTTAATGTCTTGAAATCGGTTGGCATCATCTGCCGCACCTCCTTCGACATCGCGAGCCGGACCACGACGACTAAGCATGCCACTGCTACGCTCACCGCCTTCGGTGTTAAGTGCATTCTTGATACCCTTATATACTGCCGAGCTATTATCCCAGCCGAAAAGGTTCTTTAAGTGCTGAACCATTTCGTTCATCCATTCCTTGGCCTTACCTACCCAGCCATTATTCTCAAACTTACGGGACAGGATATCTGTACCTTCATTTGCGAAATACTCGGACGGATCATAGTATTTGTAGTAATCCTTTACCGGGACTTCGCTTCGATACTTTTGCAAGATGGTATTCATTACCCGACGCGCTTCCGCGTTAGGGTTAACATAGTTGTGCATGGCCGACTGTAAGTAAAGCTTGGCCCAGCGATTACCATCTGCTGTAGCCTGCTTAAGCTTATTACCCAGACGTGCGATGTACTCTGCACGAATCTTATCCTGCAATTCCTTGGGCATTAACTGTTCGGACGCATGCAGCAATTCATGTACGGCTGTACCGGGGTTAATGTCCTGCGAATTTAAATGTAGAATACGACTTAATGGATCATAGCTACCCGCTGCACCCTTCATCTGATGGATACTGATACCAAGATCGTTGCCGAGACTCGGATTCTTTTCCAGTAGCCAGTTAGCAAAGTCACCGGCCTTTACGTGGTCATTCTCGCCCAGCGGGGTAAGATTATCCGAAATCATCTTATACAGACGCGAACGGATATAGTCCGGCCCACGCTGCTTTTCACGCTGTGCTTCGCGTAGAAGCTGTTCCATGCGACGCTGCTCTAACTTATCCTTGAGCGCAGATAACTTCTCACCGGCTTCCTGCGCGGTGTCACCCTTTTGGATACCTTCGATAACCTTATTAACTTCGCGCTTCACTTGGAGCGGAGCGGTACGTTCTTCGGTCAGCTTTTCTCCGCCACGGGCGGCATCACGGAAGTCATTAATTTCCTCGACATCATCCATGTTGAGGGTGTGTTCACCGAACGGGGTATGGTCGTCCTCACCTGCGAAACCGGTTTCTACGCCATTGTGCAAGTCTTCCAAGTCAGACTTAGCCCGGTTGACTTTACCCTCAACCACGTCCTTACCAAGATCGTCGCCATGGCTAAGTACGGTCCAGCGATCCTTACCGATATTGCGCTGTACGATGACTTCGCCGGGACGGGCGTGAGTATCCACGGCATCGACGCCATGCAAGGCGCGCACCTTACCATCCCTGCCGATCACGGCGCGGGTCTGGCCCTTTTCCTTTTCATCGGCTAGACGGCGTTGAGCTTCCAGCGAGGCAGACGATTCGCCACTTGCATTGTTCTCAATTAAATCATTGACGCTATCGCCCTTGCCAAGCTTGCGTAACCACTTAGCATCATCCTTGGTAATATCACCAGACTCTAACAGGCCCGTGATATTGTCATATAGGTTACCTGCATCACCGCCTCCACGCGCGTCGGCTACATGATCGTATAGCTCGCTCGTAGCCTTTAGGCTGAGCTTATCGCCCAGCCTTTCGCGGAGGCTTTGTTCTAAAGGGTCTACACTAGCGGGAGCCTCTGCCGCCGGTGCTTTTGCAGCCTTAGTTTTTGTGGACTTAAGCGGCTTAGTAGGTTCGGGAAGCGGCTCGGCACCAATGTCCCCATTAAGACGGCGTTGCAGCATCTTCTGAGCATCGCCCAGCGTCATCGACTTAATGGTCTTAGAGTCTTCGCCCAGCTTAACTAATGCGTCATGCACATCACGCGCATGTTTACGTGCTACTACCGCATCAGCCTTAACGGACTTAGCCCCTAACAGAGCGCCCATCTGTTTGTTATTGTTGTCCGGCGTAATCGCCTGAGCCTGCTCCCCGAATGAGGTACCTTCACTTGTGGCGCGGTGGGCTTTGAGCCAATCACCTAACTGGTCAGGCGAGGTAATCTCACCCTTACGCAGTGCGGCACGAGCTTCGGTAAAGCTAGGATCGTTGCGGTACTTCGCTTCCGATTGTGTCGGCGCACCATCATTCATCAGCGCACTCAGATATTCCTGATTATAGCGCTTCTGGCTAATGCCCTTGGCTGTAGCCTTGAGCTTATTAGCGGTGTCAGTCGGCGTAGACTTATCAGACAAAGCTTCCGCCACAGTGCTTGCGACGGCACTGTGTTGATCGTCAATCTGTTGGTTAGCGGTCTTAGCTGCACCGCCCTTCTTTAAGCGATTACCAGCGAGCTTGGTACCTGTTACTTCGGCAGTCGGCTTAACTGAGCCATCATCATTGAACTTACGCAGTACATTGATGACTTCATCCGAAGACTTTAATCCCGCACCCTGCAAGGCTTGGTAGATCGGACTGGTCTTAACTTGATCCGGTACAGCCGTCTGGTCACCACTTAAATATGCACTTAATTGGTCAGCGGCACCCTTGAGCGGATCGACTGCGACTTTATTAACGGTAGGCTGTTGACCCTGCAACTCGGGCGGCGTCGGCGTTTCTGCCAGCGGAGCTTGTGCCGTAGGTGCAGCCTGTTCAGGCGGTGTAGCCTCTGCGGTAGGAGCTTCCGCCGTAGGTGCAGCTTCCGTAGGTGCGCCTTGTAACGATGCTAAGTGATCCGAGATAGCATCAGGTTTCACGCCAGCCTTCTTGCCCAGCGTGGTAGCCAAGTCACCTACCAGCGTGGCGCGCTGCTCGCCGGACATATCTGCCCATGCGGGGTTACGCGAAGCGAGCGCCGTGGCGTTATCCACAACCGCTTCTGGTGTCTTGCTATTCTTAACCGTAGACGCATAGAGCTTAGCCTTCTGGTTAAAGTCAGAAAGCGTAGCCTTGGACTGCTTAGCGAAATCTGCGTCTGCTAAACCCTGCTCCGGTGCGTCCTGCATTGCAGCCGTCCAGCGGTCAGCCGGGGCCGTGCTGGGGGCTTGTGCCGGGGCCTGCGCGGCGGCAGGCGTTGCACCCTCGGCAGGGGTAGCGTTCGGGGCCGTCTCGGCGGCAGGCGCGCTAGCCGGGGCCTCTGCGGACTTGCTGCGGAGCTTATTGAGGATAGGTGTAGCCGCGCCGCCGTGCAGTGCGGCCAGTAGTGCGCCGATACCTGCTTGCGTCGCCGTCTGCGGATTCATTAAGTCTTCAAGTGTAGGCGACTTATTCGCTTCGGGATTAACCTGAGCGTCTAAAGTCTGCTGTGCTACACCTGTACCGACACCGATACCTGCACCTGTGAGAATCTTGGATAGTAGTGACTTACCATAGCCCGGTGCAAGCTTAGTCAGTAGCAGATTAAGTCCACTATCTACAGCGAACTGCTTTAAGACCGGACTTAATTGCTGACCCTGACCAAGCTGCTGTTCAGCAGTATTACCCGAAGGAGCCGCAGATGCGATAGCTACGCCACCCGGACCTAATAAAGTCTGCGGCACGAATGCAGCTACGTCACCAATTACTGCACCGGATGGGCTGCGTTGGTGGGCTGCGTTCATCCACTGATTTGTGGTATAGCTGGCGCTATCGTCAGGATGGTTATTAGCAATCGCGCGCTGTGTAATTTCCTGAATCAACCCAGCAAAACGCGGATCATTCAAATGCTTATCGGCACCTGTACGCTGTAAAGCTGCTTGTACGGCCTGATCGTCCGTCATGCCACTGCCCTTGGCATTAGGATCGACGCCACGGAACAGATAGTCACGTAAAGCCGCTGCGCCCGGAACACCTAATTCCGCAGCACCACCAGCTAAACCACCACCAGCTAAACCGAATACCTGCGCTGCGTTATTGAGTAGGCGTCCGCCGAATTGCTGGCCCGCAGACAGCGCTATATTACCAGCGGTGCCGCCAGCACTCGGCGGGGGAGCCGGATAAAGTTGATTACGGACTTGCTGTACTTGGTTATCGAACGAAGCTTCTTCGGCCTTAATAGCATCTGACTTTACACCCTTTAGCTTCGTGATTGTAGGCACGAAAGTATTAGTGCGATAGTCATTAGCAATCTGGTCGAATTCATCAGCCGTAGGCTTGCGACCATTGACCTGTGCCCACTGCTGCAAAGCTTCGGGCAGTGTCAGCGGGTGCGGTTCATCCTGTGCAGGCGGCGTACCTAAACCGCGCGGCCCATTATTAGTTGGCGCAGTAGCGACGGGCGGAGCCGGGGGTAACGGAGGTACGCTCGCGGCAGGCGGTAACCGTTGACCCATAAACGGCGAAGCCCCCGCATCGACTGTGCCGGGGGCTGCTATTGGGTAGTTCGGTTGGACAGGCGCGGGCGGCGGTAACGGGGGTGCGTTCTGCTGCGGCGGTAAGCCGAATGCCGATAATCCGTCAGCCATATTAGATGGACTCCAACAATTTTCTTAAGTACGCCTTGATCGTCTTAGGGTCTTTCATCGACAACTTCTTACCGTATGGAACTGTTTGCAGTAAGTTAGTCGTCTGTGTTCCCGAAGGCACGAATTGCGCTAAGCGCATATCAGGTTCATTGGTCAGGGAACTAATATCGTTCGGAAATGATTCTTTGAAATCACTACCCTGTTTACTAAGCCCAAAGAAGCTAGCCGTATTATGAGTGCCTTCCTTAGCTTCCTCACGCATTACACCAAACTTAGCTAGTTGGACCTGTAACTCCGACCCCATTCGTTGGTTGTTGCGCAACGACACCGGACCCGTGGGGGCTACCAATGGGCTGTTGATGTTGTTGAACGAGGTAATCATCTAGTCCAGCCTCTAAGGGTGTGCCCTTGACCACATATCGTACATAGTTGAGGACGGGTTGAACAGTCCTGCCACGCACGCGAAACGACTGATTCCACTTTGTCGGATCGCTAGCTAGCGCGGGTAAGTAGTGCTCAGCTATCGCCTTGTATGGGTCGCCATTGTATTTAGCGAGTCGGTTTGTAATGTCTTCTTGGAACCTACGGTCTTGTACTTCTTTAGGCGCTAATGCAGCCTTTGGATAACCGCCGTAATTATTCCATGTACTGTCGGTATACTGATATGCACCGCTAGCGGTATTGCCAACCTTCTCAGTATTAACCGCTTGGTAATTACCGGTCGATTCTTTCTGCTTGATAATGTTCGTAAGGAGATTGCGTGTACCTTCAAACTGCTGTGCGTTTTGTACTGCATCTGGTTCAACCTCAGTTGCAAAATACTTATTACGCATTAACTGCGGCAGTTGAATTACATTATTAGGCATCGTTGGCGGCGCATATTCATCCGGCAACGAACTTGCGTTGGGGTTAGCCACCATGGGCGCGTCTTGCTGCGGGTCAGGCTTAGGGCCTAATCCGAAGTTCGCGGCATTAGTGGCATCTAGGATAGGGTCAGCCATTACTGGTCTAAGTCCCCATCATTAGTATTTACCTGTGGTACACGGAAAGCATCATACGCCGGGTTAGGTGCGTAGTAGCTCTGTCCACCGTAGGCCGGTAGCTGGCCGGTTGTATTCTGCGGAGTTGCGCCCTGACCACCTTGATTACCCTGACCGCCTTGGGGTTGTGCGCCCATACCGGGCCAGCCGAATACAGCGGAGTTAGCCCCATACGTGCTTAATGGCGGTCGATTAGCTGCACGCGCACCGGCTGCGCCACCATTAGCGAAGTAGTCACCATGGTTTCCCAAATAGCCGATCTGCGCATTAATCTGTCCAGCCTGATACGGCAGCAAGTAACGCCGATCTTCAATATTACTAACTACACCCAAGCGCTGTAACGCGGCAGCTTGCTGCTGCATCGCACGTTCATAGTTTGCGTCATTATAGACGGTACTATTAATGTCGCCTGTAGCACCAATAGGTGTACCTTGATTATCGGTCCAGTTTACCTGACCATTAGCGCCCGGGGCATAGTGAAAGCCATAGAAGTCTGCGACATGCGCCGCAGCCGGTGTACCTAAACCGAATAACCGCGATACGCCATAGTCGTTACCAAGCTGGCGCGAGAATAGCTGCTGGCGCTGATCTTCATAACTAAGCGGTGCAGCGGCAATACGGTACGGCAAAATTGCCTGACCTAATGTATCTTCGCGCTGCTGATTGCGAAGCTGCAAAGGTAGAAAGTTATTGTACTGGTAGTCTTCCAGCCGGTTCTGGCGACCCTCACGCTGCACCTGTAGCTCACGCCCGGTGCCTTGATCGTAACCCTCGGTGTAGCGCCCGAATGGGTCGAAGTATACTTGACGTGCCATTAGCCGACTCCGTTTATACGGGTTCTTGTATTGTCGCGGCCATCTTGATAGCCAGCGTGCGCTGCAAAGCCATTACCGATGCTTGCCACGGTATCGCCAATAGCGTCGTAGCTACTAGCGAGCCGCGTCACACTTGCGGCCATACCTTGGCGGACAATCGCGCCGATACCTAGACCGATATTAGCTACAGCCAACTTGCGGTCGTTAGCACGGTTATTGTGGGCATCGGCCCAATTAAGTTCGTAGCGACTACCTGCGTTCCAGCCTGCGATGACAGTATGTGCGCGAGCCACCGCCATGTCGTAGTCAAGTCGGCGTTGGACGCCGATATTATACTTTGACGTGCGGCGACGTGACTCAAACCACTGGCGTTCTGTATTGGCTAGTACGCTCGCGATACCGCCCGGAGCGGACGCATAGTAGTCGTAGTTATAAGTAGGATTCGTCGTCGAGGACATTGCTTCTTGGGCGGTCTGTGAAATTGGCCCTTGATGCGTGCTCTGGAAGAACGCGTAGTCCTGCTTATTTAAGTTGTAGTAGTCCTGCGCTAAATCAATCGCCTTGGACTTTAATTCGTATTCTGCGATAGCCATGGCTAGCAGACCTAGACCACGCATACCGCCTTTATCGATAGACATAGACGTCTGGGCCACGAAAGCACCGTCTGCACCGAACGTCTGCATACCTGCGCCCGAGCTATAGCCGAACTGGCCTAAGCTTCGATAAGGTGCAGGTGTGTCTATGCCAAGTTGATTAGCGGCCATTACTGTCCACCGTCGATTAAGAACGGCGCTCCCTGCCACGCATTAGCGTTCGCGGATGACTTAGCCTGTGCGTCGATATCGAACCGGAACGGCGAAGGCTTATCTTGGTAGCCTCCGTTAGTCTGGAACTGCGTCGATACATCATTAAGTCCGCGTTTATATCCTGCGTACTTAGCGATGCCATTCCCATATGTCGCAAGCTGGCTCGCCATATCAACGATGTTATCTTGGTAGTTGCTAAGACTATAATCGAGCGCATGGGATATCGCATTTCCTTGCTTGATACCGATGTTGTGTACCGCTAGACGCTTCGCCCAGCGAGTATCGTTGCGGATATCGAACCACAATTCCTCAAACCGAAATAAGTAGTTTGCCCAATCCACTTGAAGGCGTGCGGTGTCCGTATTTAATTCAACGATTAAGGGGTCAGGCGCGGTGGCGTACATCGCCCCATGCCGGCTCCACCAGCCTGCGATATCCGTACTCGACCCACCTAATGGGCCGCTGTTCGGATCGTACAGCGTAGCTATACGGCCTGCGTAGTTTAGGTTGTAGTACGGATCGGTATACGTGGCTGCGGCCAGCGGCTTCTCCACACCTTGCTGGAAGGTGGCGTAGTAATACTGGCGCTGCGTGTTGTACAGGTTATAGTAACTGCGAGCTAGCGACACATTCTTGAAGCCGGAAATAAGCGAGCCGATACCTGCCGCAGCTTCTACGGCCTGTGTCAGCACTTCCGTCAAGTCAGTTACGAAGCTCGCTGTTGCCATGTCACTTCACGAAATAAGGGGCTAGGTCGATCTTGAGATTGACGCTGACCGTACCAAGGAGCAAGGGACCGCCGGTCATGTAAAGCAGCATCGAGAAGACTTCTAATGCCACGGCCTGTGCGCCCGAAAGCAGCTTGTCGTAGCCTGCGTACTCGTCCAGTTCTTTGTGGCGGATTGTTAGGTCCACCCAATCTTTCTGGGCATTCAACGCTACGGTAATAATGGGCATCAACGCCGGAGCATTCTTATTCCAGAAGTCGTTGCCATTAAGTCCGTAGGTCAAGTCCTGCAAGGCACGTAGGCCGCGACCGGATTCCGGGTGCTTAGCAGCGAGCAGAATATTAGCGATCTGGACACCGCACTCAACGGCATGCAGTCCCCACGCATAGTACCCTGCATTCTTCTCCTTCTTATCGTCGTCTAGCTCCATGTGCTTCATCAGGATTTTACGGATATTGTCGTCCTGCTCCGTATGCTTTTGCAGCCGTTCCCTTACTGTTGTGCCAATGTCCGTCATTGTGTCATTGCCTTTTGTTCGATTAGGTCTGTCGTAGACGACGCCATGTGAATTTCGTGGACGGTAGCGTTGCCATGCACTTCAAGCTGCCATTCTATACCCACGATGCTCGGCGGTAAAGTCAGCGGCTTGTTGCTGGGTACGTTAGTGTCGTATACGCAAACCTCGTCACAGTAAACCTTAACCCGGACAAACCCGTCACACTTATGCACTACCTTGAGCGCACCAAAGGTTGTGAGGCCCGGGAATACGTATTTCTTGCTTCGCCACACATAGCAGTTCTTTGCTGCTTGGGCGTAGCTATTCTTATTAGGCATGTTCGGCAGCGGCATAGTCCATACCGCATTATTTGCCAGTACCGCCATACCATCATTTGTGATGACGCTAGACAGTACCTTGCCCGCCGGATAGTCGAACGTACTTAATCGGGCAATGGGATGCGAACCATCGATACTGGACCCGGTATCGAACATATACCCGATGGATAAAGTCAAGCCGCCATTAATCGGCGGATTCATAAATCCGAAATACGTCCCTCGGAAATACGTGCCGTAAGTAGTGTCTGCGAAGTTAACGTCAGTACATGCGTCTACGTTGGGCGTAACCGAAGTGTCTGTGTACTCCGCATGGTACAGGGGCCGGATGCCACTGGCCACGCCCGCTGTCACGAGGCGCATGCCGTCTTGGTTTAAGGATACGACACCTGCCGCCGACGCGTACAGTACGCCACCAGCGGCCTTAGTCATGGTTCCCGGTAGGCAGGCGTAGTCTTCGTGGAAGGGTTTGATACCTACCTGTAGCCCACCTTCACCCATGGCTAGCGAGGCGATATAGGGTTTGCCGGTCGTGCCGATATAGACGTTATCGTACGAGGACTTCATGTCGGTAATGGTGCCGGGAATACCTTGGATATTCTCAGTCGGCCACGCATGCGTCATGTAGCGCTCGGAGATAGTCATCTGACCATCCGTCGTCGCTGCGACTAACCATCCACCTTCGGTCTGCGTCAGGAAGTTATAGGTCAGTGCATTAGGTGCGTAGAAGTGCCCCGCCAAATATAAGTCCAGCGGGTTATTCGTTACTGACGCGGTATCGATGTAGACGTACTCGCGGAAGACGCCGCCCAAGAAGGCGACGTAGGTTTTCACTTCCGCGATTAAGTACCACTCGGTATCGAACTTATTCTCTACTGCATGGCCTGTATCAAGGCTAGACATGGCCCGATAAATTCGGAGGTAACAATTCTCACGTACAGGCGCGTCACTGATACGTACAGTGAGTGTAGCCGTGTCGCCTTCATATAGCTGCGCATTGGGGTCTTGTTGGGGTATAAGCGCTAAAGGAGATTCTTCGAGACGGCCATTGTTGTTGCGCACCAGTGAGCAAGCGTAAAGCTTGCTCACGGGCTTGTTCGATGCGAACTGTCGGGTATAGGCGATGCCGGAGTAGGTTGAAACTACCGGCGGGGTTACCCCCACTTCAACCACTTGGTCGATCTGTGTATATGCGTTCTGGTAGCATATATTCGACCGGTCATTATCAACGACGAAGGGATTAAGTCCAATGACTGTACCCTTGACGTACTGCGCAGTCTTCATTAACTGCGCGCGTTCTAGGTTAATGGTGTAGAGATTGGTCCCGTCGAACTCAAGCGTATACCGCTGATTAAGTCCGCCTTGGTTACTCTGCCACTTAGCGGTGGGCCGCAGTGTGCCATCCCACAGTAGGCAATTATGCGCTACTGTAGCAATATTAGGTTCAGAATTACGGGCGGCTACTTCCGTATTAATGCCGCCGAATGTCGTGATCCGTATACTTGCCATTAGACAATGATCGCTGCAAGGGTGGCTGTAGCTACTGACTGCGTTCCAGAGAGCGCGGTTGTCGAAATGCCGATGGTCTTAGACGAGACAGTGACACCGGACAGTAGCGCGACGAACGTTTGCTTGCCTTGCTGTGTGATGCGAGAGCTAAAGTACACAGTCGCATCGGTGGCGATGATGCACACGCCATAGCTTGGGACGGTTGAGCCGCCACTATCGATCACCTGAATCTCACCGATCAGCAAGCACTTCTGGCTGCTACTAAGGTTCAGCGACATGGCTGTAGATGCTACGGCATTTGTATAGCTAGATGCCGATTCACCGGCCGTCTGCGTGCCGCCTAACAGCGTGGCAGACAGTGCACTAATAGCCTGCGACACCACCTTTGAAGTGACCGCCATGGTGTCTTCGTTCGCATTGAATGGCGAACTGCTGTCCGCCAATTCTACGATACCTTGGACACCGACTGCGGCGACATTAAGCGTAATATTTGCGACATTAGCCACTTCGGTGACCGTACCACCATTGGACATGGTGATGCCGTATACCGGCGCGAATCCGCTTGCAATATTGGTGATCTGACCTTGCGCATTGACGGTAATACCGCCGAAAGTGCCGGGGGTAACACCTGTATTACTAAGACTGATGGTAGGATTAACGGTTGGCGTACCCGCCAGCGTCAAGCCTGCGCCCACGCTGACCGACTGCACGGTGCCTGTACCGCCTGCGCCTGCGCCTGCGATAGTGAAGCCGGTGGCCCAGCTACCGGACACGGTAACGCCACCTGTGCCCGTGAACGTCGGGGCAGGCAGATTTAAGGTAAGTGTATCGCCTGTGATATTGCCCGTGAGGATGCTACTCTCAAGGACGAGGGTATCGACCCCGCCACCGCTGCTGGACCCACCGCCGCAACCGCATCCATCCCCCGAGCCTTCATAGGAGATAGTGTAGTTAGGCCAGTTGCCTGTGACCGCTACGCCGTTGTCGCCGTTAAAGGTAGGCGTAGACACATTGACGACATAATTGCCTGTCGTCGGCTGGGTCACTGCAACAATACCCGCACCGCCTACGGTGACGCTGGATGGCGACGGGTTAGCTGCAATAATATCCTTGATCGCATCTGCGCCTACATGGTCGTAGAGCGACGTATTACTGGCGGCGAATATCTGCGCCGTAGACCCGGAGCATGCACGGGTCACAACGAGATTAGTCGTACTTAATCCTGTGACTTTGACTTCTTCGGAATAGATACCGTTAGTCAGTGTTAAGTACGTCCAATCGCCGCCCGCAAAGTTTACTTGGGCAGTGAGTACCGCAAGGGTTGTCGCATCCACGGGCAGTAAAGTTGCTGCTGCCGAAATGTTTGCTGTAAGCGACCCTTGAACGCGGGTGTAGAGAATTTTGAGTGCCATTACTGCACCTTATATTTAGTATAGTTACTCTGACCCGTGTAGATACGAGGACCGCACCTACCTAATCCAGACCACGGCGTACTATCTGTGATACTCAGGTATTGTGTACCATTGACGTAAACCGTAATTAAGTTGCCGCTAATCGTAGCCGTGAAGTTAGTAGCGACTCCGCGTGTCCATGTTGGAATGGTGCTCGTGCCGATCTGAGTAGCCGTACCAGCAACAACACGATAAACCGTGACTCGACTGTACGACGCACTACCTTCACTGGACGAGTTATCGTAGCAGGCAACTACATAACGGTTATTAATGTCCTGATACCGTACAGCTACGCCAGAATCGTCCGCCTGTGTCATAGTCCAATCGACACGGAAATCTGTGGCCCGTAATCCATTATAGAGCTTAGCCGCTTCACTACTTCCCGTACCGTGGACTGCGATTAACTGGCCTGCGCCATATGTCCAAGTGGTAACTGGCGAGCTAGCAAGATCGAGGTAATTCCCCAGCGACCCGGTGGTGTAGTCGTCGGAGAAAGCATACACCGCATTGCTCGCGTCCGCCAGATGCGCGCGGATAGGCGGCAAGAATTGGGTGCGATATTTCGCTTCACCCTTTACGATGCGTAGTTCGTCTATGTAGCCATTAAACCTTACCGCTGTAGGTTGTCCTGTCTGGTAGCCCACCAGTAATGGTTTACTGCCTTCGGCCATGGTACCCGTGATTGCTAAGGAGCCTTCTAGCCCGCCATCAAGGTATAGGTAGAACGTTGATCCTAACCGTACGACTGCGGTATGGTGGAACGTATTGAGCGTTACAGTCGTCGTTCCTGTTATCGTCTGTTGGTAGCCTGTGCCATTGCCTGTACCTATGGTAGCTAGCAGCTTACCAGTAGAACTGATGGATAGGTCGTATTGCGCGAACGATCTGCCGAACGTGCCGTCTTTGTCGATAAGACTTTGGCTGCCCGAAGTTAGCGCAGTGCAGTAGAAATTACATTCTACTGTCCAGTCCCCGCTTGTCAGATTAAAGTCATTCGCTGCGGGCGTAGATATATACCCACTCGCCCCATCGAAGTAGCCCGACGATGGCCCAAAGTTTTGCTGCGCAGTGCTAAGCGCTGCCGAACCATTAGCCGTCCACGTAGACCCGATATCGTCATTGAATACGGTACTACCGTTTGCGCCATCGAAATGCAGCAATGCGGCAGTCTTGCCTTTGTTGGAGAACTGTTGTGCGGGCACGACGAAGTTCGCGGTATACCGCGCAAAGCGCGACACGCGAACCTCATCAATATAACCTTTATATGGGTAATTATACGTTCCCGATGTGTAGTCGAATATACCTAGTGTTAGCATATTCGTATATTGAGTACGCGCCACCGATGTAAACTGTAATACATTTACACCATTTAAGTACAGTGTACATGTCGTACCTTGTTTAACGCAGGCGAAATGGTACGTCGTGTTAGCGGCTACGGTAACTGTAGTATTGCCGCCGGAGCTATTATTGCCGTTGGAATCCTGCTCTCCGAAGTTGAGAGTATTATTTGTACTAACCGTTAGTAAGATTCTGCCGTGAGATTGGTTGCCATCGTAGTTAGACCATAGGGTTCTGATGTATGACGTACTAAGTTGGTCTAAGCAGAAGAATCCTTCTACTGTGTAATCCGAAGAATTAAGCGCCGCTACGTCTGTGGTATACAGGTAATTAGTACCTGCACCATCGAAATAGTACGAGGTAGACCCAAACATTTTCCATGTAGGGCTAGGATAGACATGCGACGACGAGCCGCTCAGGTTCCAGCGGTTACCTACTTCGTCCGTCGGCTTAGCTACCGTGTAATCAAACTCGCGCAGTGGAGGTGTAAAGTCTGTGGTGTACAGCCCCGTGCCTGTGATCCAGCGAACGCTGTCGATATAGCCAGAGAACCATCGACTACTAACGCCCTTCTCACCGCCGATCCATGTGCCGGTCTGGTTTACGAAACTGGTTGTATAGTTCGCGATGGTATTGCCTAACACTCCATTGACGAAAAAGTAGAGTGTGTTGGACTTACGTACGATAGCGACATGGTTCCACATGAACGGGCGGACAGCGACGATAGACTTGTTCGCGTTATATCCATCCCATAACTGTAGCTGGTAGTTCTGGCTACCTAAGAACACCACGAAGCATCCATTCGCTGTATTCCAGCCGCCGAAAATCCAGCGGTCGTTAGCATCGACTGCTGTAGTATCTTGTACCTTAGTCGGGTAGACCCATGCCTCGAATGTAAAGTCTTGAGTACCGATACCTACGAAGTTAGTCGGGCCAGTATAGCAGCAGTTCACCGATCCATCGAAGTACATGGAACTCATGCCATACTTTTTATTAGTGGTAACGATCTTAGCTGTACCACCTGCCGTCCACGTATTACCTGTTTCGTCGGTAAACGTCGTCGTATTGTTCGGCTGATCTGCGCGTATAAGCGCTTTATGCGTATAGGTATTCGTCTCGCAATGCAAAAGCGCAGCGGTATTCGACCACTGCGCGTCGCCTAAATCGACGGGTACGGTTCCGGTAATTGCCAGGTATAAGGCTGTGTGCGCGAGCAATCCGATCACGAAGCTACTCCCTGCATGGTGTATTCCCAGCGGGTGCCCTGATCGAACGTCGTCGCCATCAGAAGGGTGTAGAGCGCCGCCGTGGCGACCGGGGAGGACAGACTACCCGTGGTGGCCTTGAAGGCGCTTGGAAGCGCAACCGTGCGGTTTCCGGTGGCGTCCTGCTGCATGCGGATAGCGATGGTCTGGCCGATCCCCGCCGCTGGCAGATTGGCGAACACGATGCTAGTCACGTTGGCATTAAGCAGCAACGTGAAATACGAACCTAGTGAACAGTCAATCGTAACGACGCCCGCCACAATCGCAAGCGCATTAACCGGACTCTGCGCGTTGCGCTTAGTCGTGTAATACTTATTGGTCGGTGTCGGTGTCGCTTCGGGGACGTTATCTGCGGTTAGAGCAACCGCTCCGGTCTGCCCATTGACGGACGAGACGGGGTAGGCCGGCTCAAATAAATTGGCCACGTCTTGCACGGTCGCGTGCTTACTAGAGCCGCTACCGGCACCGTCTTGTATTTCAATTAACTCCGAACCTACCAGTGGAGTTTTCGCAGGCAGATCACTGATGTACTTACCCATTATTGATACACCCTATAATCGCCTGAATCTGTAATTCTGTAGTCAAATGCGCCTGTCAAATACACTTGACGTAGTGGTAAGTATTGCAGCGGGATCGATGGCGGCTCGGTACTAATGCAGCACCCTACATTATCGGGGATATCATCAATATACGTGCCATCGCATGTGATGCCGCCTATACCTAGTAAGTTCAGTTCGGGGTAGAAGATATTAACTCCATCCCATGACACGCCGCCGCTTACATTAAGGGTATACCCTATGTACGTTGTAGCGTCCTGTACTTCTGACCATGTGAGTCCGTACTTAATAGACCGGCCTGCAATCCATGTCTTCCGATGCGTGCCTTCTAGTCCGCGCTGCAATAGAACCTGATTGGTCGCCTGTAGCCCAAGGACTTTGACAACTTCCCTGCCAGCGATGACTAGGTAGCAGTAGTCCGTGCCCAGCAACGTATTTAAGTACAGCCACGTTGCCGCGTCCACTGTAGCGACGTAACCTTTCTCGCTAAGCGGCTGAACAAGGTATCCATTAGCGAGATAAGCGCGCTTCATAGTGGGGGCGTCTGCATCTTAATCTGTAGTCGTTGAATACCGTTCATACCGACCTTGACTAGCGTGCCGCCCACTCCGGCCCGAACGAGTAGTTCGGCGGTGTATCGGTCGCGCTGTCTACGGTGATATAGATTTCCGTTGTTGGTATAGAACAGTAGAATGTCCGATGTATTGGAGTTTATCTGCCGTTTGTCGTCTAAGGTGCATGCTACCGAAGTAACTCCTACGGGCAGGGAACTAAACACCATCCCCGACGACACGGTATCATACCACCAGTATTGCCATTGACCGCCCTGAAAGAACGCCACGAAGGGGTTCATGTTCTGGTCGAAGCATCCTCTGATGTTCTCTATGCCATCCTTAGCGAACAGAGCGATCTTCGGTTGATTAGGTGCATTGACGTAGGCGTAATGGGCATCATACGTAAACGTCCATAGCTGGTACTCAAGCCCCATCGACGTGTTATTGAGTGCGACGCCGCCTTCTTCGGTGTCCTGTAGGTCCGTAGGGTCTTGTGTGTCGCGCCCGCGCCATGTGTACTTAATGGCGATCTGGGACAACGAATTATTAGGCATCGCCATATTACGAACCTGCTGGGTAGCGGCCCCATGCGAAGCGGAAGCCCATAGTAAGCTGCTGTCCCGCGATCTTGTTGATCGGTGCGCTTAGGTTACCGAACTGCATACGCTGGAAGCGGCTTTCTGCCGAGAAGGAATTAATACCGCCTGCGTAATTGGCCTGTGTCGCCGTAAACGTTACGTTCTGAACATCCACATAGCAGGTATCGGAATTGACGATATCGTTTACGAACGTCATCGTGCAATTGCCGGTATAGCATGTAAAGCTTGTACTCGATCCTGTTGGGGCGCCTGTATTGATGCCCATGTTGCCGGAGTATACATAGATATACGTAGACGCGTAGCCGTTGCTGCCAGAGCTTGACTGGAGGGTCCAGTAACACGCCGTAGGCGTCGCCATGTTCATTATGCGGTACGTACCTGTCACCGGACTACCATTCACGTTGAAAGTAAACGCGTGGTCAGTCGGGTCCAGATAGAACAGAATTTGATACGTGACTGTCAGAATTTCATTAGACAGTACGGTGATCGACGTCGGGTTACCATTAGAGTCTACGATGAGTGCGCGACTGGTAAGTGCTAACTGCCCCGTGGGGTTATTCGGGGAGAATGTACCGATTTCAGTCAGATTACCTGCGGCTGCTCCTGTCGGGAAAACGAAGGTGTACGTCAGCACCCACATAGGCGGCGTTGAGCCGTTCTGGGGTACATAACTCATAATACCTGCGGGGTTGTACGACCCCTGCGCACCGACTTTAGTTAGGTAGTTAGCTAACTGTGTGTCAGTGTTTTGGGGGGTAGTGTTACCTGTACCTACCGCACAACCCGCTGCCCACTCATTGATAATGCCAGCCGTCGCCATATTGACGAGGCCAGTATTAGTGATGAGATTGCTGAACCACCCTGTGTCATGGCTGAGCGTACCAGACTTGGCTTTATGCACCTGCATACGGTAGCGCCCACCTAAACCTGCATAGGCGGTGGGTATCTCTAGGCCATCGGCATTAAACCCGCGCGGACCTTTCGGGAGAATGAGAGCTTGATCCGGGGTAATTATTCTGCCCATTATGCTACCGTCATATTAGATACAGATATAGTACCATACAATTGGTCTATATCAGTGGAGTAAGTCACTGCGCCGCCGTAGAGTAATGCAGACAGTGGGTATGCGTCCGAGTACAAGTTTTCTGTAGCTGCGTAGGTATGATTAGCGCCGTACAGTAATGAGTCTTCCACTACTATCGTTGCGTACGCTTTATCCAAGAACGCGTAAGAATGGGCACCACCATACAGATTAAAGTCTTTTGCGGTCAGCGTTGCGGCTATACGCATGTCTACTTGCGTAAACCACTTGTTCAGCAGTTGGAAGTCAAAGGGCCAGTTAAACGGGTGCCCGTCTTTGGCTCGCCCCTGTGGCATCCCATCAATGCCGCTGTCCGTGATATTAAGTGGGTACAGCATCGACGTAAAGTAGAAAAACGGCCCATCGATCCCCGGTGCGCCATCTAACCCTTCGCCGCAACACCCGAACGCGCCAATCTTATCCGTAATAACCAGTTCGCCCAAATCGGTGTAGTATGTTTCGATACCGCCTACCGTCTGGGTCGTAAGTGTCGGGTAGCCTACAGTCCATGTGCTGCCTGTGTTATCTACGGTCGCTGCGCCATAGCCGCTAGCATATAAGTTCAGTGGAGCGCTGTTAGTAGCATCCTGAATCTCTTGCTGGGTCAATTGGTATTTGACTACCGATCCAGCCGGGTACGAATGCCGCTGACCATTAATTCCACGGTCTACTTCTAGCCCACTAAACTCCATATGCAGTCGGATAATCTCTACCTTATCCTGCCACATAAGGCTTAGATATGTCCAGTCTCCTACGTCGAGCTGCGCAGCCAGATACGCCCCTAGCGTACTGTCCACGGCGATATCTTCGGACGTACTCGCTAACGGTGTTGTCAGTGTTCCATTAGCGAGATAGAGTCTCTTAATCACAGCATCCACTTGTTAGCGGGGCAGACAGTACGAACGAGGGGAACTCACCGCCGACTAGCACCTTGTCTGAGTCCGAAGTAATACTAATCTCCGGTACATAGATGCTGTAGCTATTCGTCCCTGTCTGGGTTACTTGGACAATACCGGCACCTTGGATATTAATCTGTCCGAGCATGCGCTCGCTAATCATATCCGCGATGGCAGTATCACCTAATACGAATTCTACCTCGGTATTAACCGGAAACGCTTGCGCCGTGGTTCCATCCTGTGCGCGTACTACCGAGATAGTGTTACCAATAAAACCGGCTGTGCGGACGACTTCGTATGTGGTAGACGTTTTGATTATTAGGAACGTGTAGTTACTACCTTGAAGTGCCAAGCGTAGCTTGGCCAGCATTTCATCATTAACGGTAATCGTCGCTGCGAACGATGTAAGCGCTACCGTTAACTCACCGCACAGTCCGTAAAGGGCCTTAAACATGTGAGCTACCTACCACGTATGGCTGGATTTTATCGTAGATGAATTGCACCTCACCGACGAATGTGCCCAGATAATAGAACCTAGCGACGTAGCGACCCCCGCTTTGGTTAAATACCTGGTCGTCTAGTACGAAGGTGAATTTATTTTTGCAGGACTCTAACGGCGTGTACTGTGCTATCGGAGACGGCGGGTAGTTAGTGTAATACTGCGCTAACTTCTGCACCCGATACACTTGGATATTAGTTGCGCCGGTCGTCTGAATCGTGGTTGGATCAAAGTCCGCTTCCACGTACAAGAATGGGTTCTTCTTGCTTACATGCGCGTAAGGTAGCTTCATACGATCCTCACAGGCTTAAAGTCATTACTGCGTACCTGTCGGTTCGTGCCTGCTAGTGAGCGCGCATCTAAGACGCCCTTTTCGTACTCGCGTTCGTAATACTGCGCCAACTGTGGGTTGGTCCAGTCTTTGCCCGGGATACGTAAGCAGTCGGCCACTACACCTAGCGCGATCCTGCGGCCATACGGTGTAGCCAGACTTAAAGGGATTTGGTTCACGAAGTCGGTGGGGATTAAGTTCACGAAGACCTTTAGCCCACACTTACGGTCTACGCTAGGCACGCTGCGCAGTCGGATAACATTGTTGTCGATAACATCGAAGTTGTGCTTGAATTCGACGCGCTGCATGCCGTACCAGTAGTAGCCGTAGTGCCCACCTTCGATACCTACGATGCTAAAGACTTGGTAGCCTTCCGGCGCGCATAGCTGATAATCGACCACGCCTGACTGGTAATCCATCACCAGTTCTGCGGTCATAATCTTCGTACGTACGCAGAAGTCAATAAACTTCTGGCGCAGAAGATCGAGCGCCATAGCATGCGGGACGCTAGGCACTACACCGACCACATGGCGTAACAGGGTCGAGAGATTAATTAATTCCTCGAAGTCCTGCGTATCGACACTGTACCCATTCATCAGCTAGTCCTATTACCTTGGCCCGTCTGGCCTAAGTAATACCCACTCTTGAACTTAGCGTCTTGGCGGTAGTTCACGCCCATGACGGTGTAGAACCGAGTAAAGTATTTCTCGCTTTCCTGCTGGGAAGATACGGAGTCAGCATTAAGTGCTAACGCCTTACCCATAATAAAGTCTAGGCAAGTATTGATGTACTTGCTATTAACTTCAAGGGTATTGTCCCAATCGGTCAAGTCGTACTTAGGTGTAATACCATCGACCCACACATTGACCTTCGGGGATAACCCCGGCGGCACAGGTGGGTCAACGATAAACATATTCGCATTGTTCTGCGTTACCGCTGCCGACCGTACCTTATATTGAGGCATGCCGTTGCGGAAAGCAATATCTGGGGGATTGATGTCATACGCACTGAATGCGTTAGACAAGTCTTCATCCATCGGAACGATCTTGCTACCGTCCTCATTGGAGTAGACTGTTTGAACTGCGGTCTTACCATCAATCGTTTGCAGTGCCCCCTCAACCAACGTTACAACGACACTGTTTGCGAAAGCTTCAGGACGGTAAGTACCAATCTCGGCCAGTGCGAGGTTTAAGTAGTCCAAAAGAAGGGCGCGCCCCCACCGAGTGAAAGCGCGCCCATATCGCTGATCGTTGAGTTGGGAGGAAGCATGAGTAATGTATTCACCCACAGTATTCATGCTTGTTCCTCTTAATCAACTGGTTGTGACTTCCTGTTCCTGCTTCTCGCTCGGATTAGGTACATACGGCTCGAAGTCATTTAGCTTCGCAAGATTCCGTTCGTAGATATAGATGTTTCCATTCCGCTTATCGCGAAGGTACACCTTATCCTCGATGTACTGACTCTCACTCATGTTGTACTATCCTTAGAAGTTAATCGGGAACATTTCACCGAGGTCGCAGTAGACAGCTTCCACGTTGAGGCGGAGGTTACCGAAACCTGCAAGGTTCGCCTGAGCCAGCGTAGACAGCGTAAGCTGCAACATGTCAGGCTGGGTACCCACGTACGTTGCAGTTGCCAGCGAGTTGGCTGTGACGCCCGTACCTGTTGCGTAAGCCGCTGCACCCGGTGCGGTCCACTGTGCCGAAGCTACGGTACAGTCAATTGCAGTCGAAGCCGCCGCACCGCCGAAGAACAGACCAGCAGCACTACCGAGCTTTACTGCAACGGCGGTACCATTATCTGCGGGCACTTCCACTTCAACGTAGGCACCGAACAGCAAGCCCTTAGCCGGCAGAAGCAGAATGTTCAGGACATCACTTGCGGCAACTGCGTTATTATTGAAGTAGTCGCGAAGCGCCTTATCATTCTTGAAGTCGAGCACACGCTTGAGCTTGTACAGCGCGGGAGCTTGGTGGACTGCCGAATCGATCTTAGCGAGCGCCGGGTCTGCTGCGGCAAACGTATATGCGGGCCACTGACGGCGCGACATCTGCGAGTTCGCGGGACCACCATCCCAAAGTTGATGAGTCGTCATTACTTAGCTCCTATTAGGTACCAGTGAAGGTGGCGTACAGGTGGACCAGCGCGTCGGCATACAGCACCTTAAAGCCGTAGACCGAGAGGCCCTGATAGTAGTTCGCCCAATCATCCTTATCGGTAACGACACGGCTATCTTCGATCTGGGCTGCGAAGGCAGTAGCCATCTTGACACCAGCCACGATGTGGTAGCAACGGTTTGCACCGTCCATCACGCTCGGGACGTTCTGCGATTCCAGCACCGTGAAACCCGCCACGGTATCAGGCAACTTGCCATTCACCATCGGTGAACCACTGAGGCCGGTAGCGTACGCCAGACGCAGTTCCGAGTTCTTCATGCTCGTAAGTGCGACTGAGGGGAGTACGATAAAGCGGCCATCGCGCGGAGCTAATGCTTCATCAAGCACCTGATGAATCTGCGATAACACAAGCACTACGTTAGTAGACGACACCGAAACAGGTGTACCTGTTACGCCCAAGTTGATGTTCTTAGACACCAGACCTGCGGTAGCGCCCTGATTGTAGGTAGCTACACCTGTCCACATTGCGGTAAGCAACTGCGGGTCGATAGCACGGGTCAGTTCGTAACCCGCCGACTTCAGGAAACCAGCCTTCCACTTATCGAAGTTCTGAATCTGGCGTTCGTCGATATGGTTCATCTTGATCGAGAACGTCTTGGCGTAGTCGATGGTCATGGTGACCGGCTCGCCATCGATCGTGTCGTGCTGAATCTTGCCGTTCTTGTCGTAGTCGCGAACAATCACCTTCGGTTCACGCATGAAGGTAATCTGGTCACCACCCTTCTGCAAGTCGCCAGTATACTCCGTGGTGGAGATATCGCTGTAGACCGTAGTCGTGTAGAAGCGTTCCAGCAAGTCCATGCGGAAAAGCGGGGTGATGAGACTATTGCTGTATTGCGGGTAACCACTTGCGGCAGGGATAGACATTTAATTCTCTCCGTTATTTACTTATTGTAATCCACTCGGCCTTCTGCGTCGGCCTTGTTGTATTGGTCTTTAATCTTCTCGTATTCAGAAGCGTCCATCTGGCCCTTGATGTATTTATCGTGGGCTTCCTTTCGCTTACTAAACGGGAGCTTTTGTTCTTCCTGTCGCGGCGCGGCTTCCGCTGTACCACCACCCGGCTTCGCTCCTTCGTAGCCTGTCTGAGTCGGCTTGGGAGTACCCACACCGTACTTAGCCTTGAACTTATCGAACAGCTTAACCATACCCTTGATATTCTTCTTATCAATGTGGTTACGTACAAGCTGTCCAACTTGCAAACTTGTGTCGTCATCAAACGATTCTAAGAATGCTTGCCAGTGTTCGTGTTCGACGCATTCTTCCATGTTGCCGACTTCTTCTGCTACGGCTGCGGTATACGCATCTACCGTAGACTTCACGACTGCACCGGCTGTACTTTCTGCGACCGACTTCACCTGATCGATTTTGCTAGTGACTGTGGGCAGCATTTCCTTAATCATCTGCGCACAGATACGCTTAGCTACTTTCTCAATTAGCGGGATCGACTCGCCGTAATCTGCTTGCTCCTGTTCGGTCACGCCTTCGACGGTGGGAGCCTCCCAAACGTCCGCCGTTGCAGCCGGGGCGCTGGGCTTGGGATTACCCTTAGAGGCGTCCTCAAGCTCTGTCAAGCGCTTCCGCATCGCCTCCATGTCCATGTTGAGCATTTCGAGCCGACCCTCGGCGGCGCGGGTCTTGCCTGCCGCTGCCTGTAGGTCATTAAACTCTGTGCGGGTAATTGTGATTCGCTCACCTTCACCGGGAGTTGGCTGCACTTCCGTTGTCGAGGTAGGTGCTACTTCGGCTACCGGCTCCGGTGTCGGAGTAGGTGCAGTCGGAGTCTGTTCTTGGGCTTCCAGTGATGCCCGCTTTGCTGCCATAGATGTCGGTAAGCTCATGGTTCTCTAGCTCTCTCTAGTTCTTTGATTAGGTCACTCAACTCTTGTGCACGTCCCTGTAGTTGCTTGAACCCAGCATCGCCAGAGATTGTGAGTTGATCCTTTACATCATTTAGTCTTGCCTGAATGTAAGAAAGCAGTGGCCGGTTTACACCTGACGCCACTGCTCGCCTAAACTCAGCTTGGATTTTATCGTCCATTAACTCGATGTCTTGAAGCCCACGCGGTTCTTCGCGGGCTTCGGCAGCGGAGTATTACCAAACTGCACACGCTTCGGGCCTGCGCCCGAGTTGCCCTTATTGTTGACGGGCGCATTGCGCGGGTTCGCAACCGACTGCCGAAGGGGCAGCTTGCTTGACACCACGTTCTTAGTATCGTTCGGGAAGCTCTTACCAAAGCTCACAGTTCCCTGAGCCCCCGGGTTGTACGTCAGGCTCGTAGACTTAGCCGAGCCGGGACCACTACCAAAACTTGTTTTCTTATTAGCCATTGTCATGCACCTTGCGCAAGGTTTACAGGTTGTGGAAACGGAGCCATTTGTGGATTAGGTTGTGGTTGGCTCTGTGGCGGCAGTGGTACCGGTGTACTTGTTCCCCGGTTCAATGCTGCACTTTGGCTCCCTAATAGACTCTGCAAGTCTGCGATGTTACTTGCTGCGTCCGGGTCAGGGATGATCTTGTCAATCGGCAATCCTGTATTCTGTAGCAGTGAACGCAGAATGTAATCCAGTGCCGTCTTATCCAGTAGGCCCATTTGTACGTACGGAGTAAGCAATTGCAGAATCTCTGTCGTGCGACTCTGTGCCAACTCGCGTTGCAGTAGACCTGTTGCTCCGCGTGCCACTACCTTTGCATCTGCCTTAATACCCATATCAGTCGAGACGATCATATTGTAGTAGTAGAAACCTTCCACTACTGGCGAAATGATATCCCGGTCGATATTAAGTTGTACGTTCTTGATACCCTTAGCTGCATTACCCATCAGCATCGACAAGCCGCCAAGTGTGCGACCTGCACCTGCTACCTGCGGGTTACCAAGCACGTAGGCAGGTACGCCCGATAGATCGTCCGCCATCTTGTTGTACTTGTCAAACACATTCATCAAGTCCGGCGCAACCGATTGCACATTATGGAACTTGAAGGCTGGCGCACCTGTGCCCGTGATGTCTGGACCGACCCGGAAAATCTTGTATGGCTGGGCCTCTGTCTCATCGTCACTACTGGACAGGCGGTCAGAAACTACCTCACCAATGGGGCCGGAACTATATGCCATGTTACGTACGGTTGCCCGTGACGCTGCATTGCATACACGCTGAGTATCGTAAACTAAATCTACAACACTCTGACCCCAGATAGAATTATTAACTTTAACGAAGCTAGTCGCGTAGATCGGGCGATTACCGAGCGGGTTCGGATTAAGTACGGCACGGATCGTATAGTTACCGATCACCCATACTTCTGCCTCGTAAAACTTCTGAGGATCATCTACGATGACATTATTTTCGATAAGATATTTACCTTCAATCTTACCGTTATAAATCACAGTCTCAAGACCGCGCTTCATAACTAATGTCTGGCGACGATCTTCCAGATAGGCGCGTGTACTATCCTCCATCTTATTAGGCTTATATCCATGCTTGTACTCATCGAGCACCTGACGGATATTAGGTTCTAAGAATGTGGGTACGCCAATTAATTCGTGTACTGCTGCATGTGTAAACTCCGGCGCCTCAATCATGTAGTCGCCATTATTTACATTCGTCGCATTCGGTGCAGGGTATACATCGAATGGATTCATCTGCCGTACTTGCGGTACAGCTTTCTGCTTAACCTCGAACTTATTGCCATCCCATTCCGGGGACGGTACATTCATTTCGATAGGCCCACGCAGGAACGCAGTCGGGAAGACTGTTAAGTCATCAATAAAGTTCGCATAAGTATTGACCCAGCCACCTTCGGTCATCTGGTCATTAATGCGCGTTTCCATACGCTTTGTTGCGTCCGTGGCTTGCTTCTGATTAATGTCCTGTAGTACCGACTTAATCTGTGTGGCACGATCCTTCAAAGCATCAAAGCTCTGAAAGCTAGGCAATTCTTGAAGCAACGTTTCGATGGCCTGTGCCATGAGACGTTCAGGTAACTCTGGTTCAGGAGTGGGGTCGATTGTCCACGGCTTATCGATATTGTTGACGATAATATCAATAAGCCACGATGCAGCCGCACGCGCTTTAAGCGCGCACAGTCCGATATAGATATTATTGTACGGCCCGAAAGCAGTTTCTTCATCCGGCAAATACTTACAGCGCTTGGCGTACATATTACGTACAAGCAAGTCTGTGATACCGGCATTCCACTTATTCTGCTTGGCGATAATATACTGGCGCTGCACGTATGCGGCGAGATTATCTTCCAAGGTTGTATTGCTGATTTCACCTAATCCGAAGTTACTCGGGTCCGGGATATCAGTCCCTTCAAGTGTCGGATCGGTATTAGGGGCCGCCATTAGAGTCTGATCCCTGTATAAAGCTGATGTCATCTAGCTGCTTATAGCACACTTGCAGCTTAGCTTTTCTTTGATTGGCGATAATCAGAGCCGTATTGACGTAATCGTCCTTCGGTTCCGGGATCGTCTTATCGTGTGTAGTGTATTTTGCAGGAACAGCCACGTACTTGTAAACAGGTACTTTGACTTCCTTATACTGGATAATCGGTTGCTGCGAGGCGCAGCTAGCCAAGAACAGACACACACCGACTATCAGTAACCCAAAGCGGCGGGGCATAAGCGCTCCTGTAAGACGGCGCATTCCGGCTTCGTCTTATTAAGTGTAACTTTCTTTTGGTAGTTCTGCTGACTCAAAGCAGCGTTCTGTTGGAAGGCTGCTAGCGCATCACTCGCTTTCTTCTCACGCTGCTCTGCTGCCGCCTGCGCTACCATCGCATCATTCGTCGCTTTATTGCAATCAGTTAGTACGCTGTCGTTGGCTTTGTTCGCTGCCATCGCTGCATCTAGCTTAGTCTGCAATCCATTAATGGTTAGCGCGTCACTCTTATGTGCGTAGTTGTAGCCGAGGAAGAACAGCGCAAATGCGAAAGCCGCTACGCAGAATACTGCAATAGCGGCATAGATTAAGTCTCGCTTAGTTGGGAGTATCATGGGGTTCCAGTAGTCAAGCTCGTATTATGAGCTACCTCACCGAGTCTACTCTGTACTTGAACTAGTTGCAGCTTAACGGCAGTAAGTTCATTTGACATTGCTGTCATCTGTTCTTTCATGCCGCGCATCTGATCTAGTGCGGCGTCACGTGCAGCGGAAGCGGCATCGGCTCGGGCACTCTCCCGCTCTACCTGTTCACGTAGCATGCGGATAATTTCAATCTGTGCTTGGTCGCCTGCTACGCCCGTAGCGCTTGAGACGATCCAATTACGGAAAGCTACTGCTGCTGCGCCGAGTGAACCTAGAGCTACTAAACCACCTGCTACTAACTGACCCCAGCTAAAGCTACCGCCGGTCGGTGGCATGTCAGACATTAAACGCCCTCCTGGCCGCAGTATAGTTCCCCGGCCATGTAAGGGGCTTAGGTTTCCCCGGACCCCAGTTTCGTATATAGCAGCGCCAAGCACCATCGACGTCACCTACCTCTGGAAGCGGGTTGGGGTCGCAGTAGTACGCCAGTCGGGCGATACCACAAGCGAGAATGTCGTTGTTGATTACTGCTGCGTAAATAGCTTCTTCCGTGGGAGCCACGCCTAACTTGGCGCACAGTGCTTGTACATCAGCCAATACAATTGAACCCGGCTTGAGTACACCGTGAATTGCACCGCCTTTCTCCATCTGCCAGAAACTATGGGCAGGCCCATTCGGCTGTTGGATACGGTCGATGAATTTAGACTCTTGTAGTCCAGTCGTACCTAATTGCAACTTAGCAGACAGTGAGTTGTATTTCGGGTCTAAGTAGTCCTGAAAGGTGCGGTTGATGATCCACACACCTTGGTCGATACCGTTCATGCGCCACCCTTGCAACTTGCCCCGAGCCTTGACCGTAGGGCGCGCAGCGCCGCCCGTCAAGCGTACCGGAACCCCGGGCCACTCTGCGCTGGCTTGCCGTTGTCTTCGGGCTTAGAGGCCACGCCTGCACCATAGCGGGCATAGAGCGCAAGGTACTGGATCGCATCTGCCATATGTGAGAATTCATTCTTATCTGCGATGTCTAGCACTTTGCCTGCATTATTCCGGGTCTGCTTCCATACATAACCCGCTCCCATTACTTCACGAATGTGTGAAAGGTTAGGACTTACCACGAAACCTTCATCGCGACCTAGGAACCAATCGACCGCTTCCTTACGTTTACCGAAGTTATTCGTTACCGCAGGATACGTCTTGATGCCTCGCTGCATCATCATTTGTATTGACGTCATCTTAGTTAAGCTAGACCGTCCCGAACCGGAAGGGTCACCTGATGCTACTACTGTGTAGCCATTATACTTTGTGCGAAGTAGTGGCAGCACATACTGATCTAGGAAGTCTTCAAGAGACTCATCGGTTGCTGGTAACTCATCCAGTAACACCAGTCCCTTCATATTAAGTTGTCCAACTACCACTGCCGGAGTCAGGCCAAAGTCTACGCCTAGCAAGATTGTCGTACCGCGTCGCGGTAGCAATATCTCTTTAGCGACGTGCTTCATTTCGCTGAACTTACTAAACACGGCCTTACCGCGCTTAGTCATGCCATACTCACCGGCCAAGTTCACGCGAATGTGTTCTTCACCCAGCGCTAGCTGTCGGTCGTAGTAATCGCTGGATAGATTCCGTAAGTTCTCTGCATCAGGGTTAAGAACCCACCGTTCTCCATCCCAATACACCGCAGGCGGCTGTTTATATCGACGCCACGATTGCGGTGCAGGTTCTTCGGATGCTCCCGGTTCAAACTTTGTGTACGCCCAATGTGTAGTTCTAGGCGGATTACTGTCGGCAATAACGCCGGGTTCAGTCGCACCATATAACTTGTTTCCTTGGTCATCCTTAATGGTTTTCGGGTATCGGTCGATACGCGAAATCAAACCTTCCAAAATCTCCCACGGTACTTCGCGAGCTTCGTTGATGTACGCACCAGTCAGTTCCAGTGACAGAAGTTTACTCACGTCATCTGGGGTATCCAGCGCCATGAAATAAACTTCTAGCTCAACTTTCGTACCGTCCGCCATGCGCTGCTTAAACTTACATAGGATCGGCATAGAGTAAACCACCGGAGCTACTTCATCCGGTACCCACTCCTGCCAAGTCTTAATAGTGGTAGTCTTAAGCTCAGGGTACGTATTACGCACAATCGCCCAGCGCGACTTACGTATCTTATTCTCGTCCGGCTGCTGCCTGAACGCACGCATGAGTATCTCCATCATGCACGCAGTAGACTTACCTGAACCCATCGGTCCTTCGATGTACTGCACGTCCATCCCACGATCATTATGTAACCGCTGCGGCGTGGGCTCTGCTGTGTAGGTCTTATTAACTACAGTCACTCGTAGTCCTCCGGGACTTCTAGGGCAGCAATGGCCGGAAAGTCCGAGTGAACTTTCTGCAAGTGATCAGGTTTATGTCCGTCGATCTGGAATGTATTTAAGTCAAATGTGACCGGTGGAGGTGCATCTTCCTCGCCCTTATGTCGCAGGTTGGTCTGCTGTGCAATGTTGATCTGCGCATTATCTGCACCGATATTGAATGTATAACTGACGGCTGCGGCACCACCCTGTTCACCGGGAAGGTTACCATAGGTTTTCTTATCGCGTTTCGACGCCAGCCAACGTCCATGTTCCAGCATTGACTTTGCCCGATCCAACTCGAACTTATTAGCCGCAGTACGCAACATCCTCTCGCCTTGTACCAGATAGCCTTCTGCGGAGAGTGTGCTAGCCTCGTCAATATCGTTCTGGTGGCCTTCTTGCTCGATCCAGTTTCGTATAGTGCTGACGGGAAGGTTGATGGTTTCCGCTAGCTCGATGATCGTAGCCCCACGGAACAGGAATTCCTTAATGGGTACAATGCCAATGCCATTCAAGAAAGCGTAGGGGTTGCCTATCCCACGGAAGCGTAGGTTCTGCGCACGTAGGGCTACAGAGTCATTAAAGGCTGCGGGGGCTGGGTGCTGTTGCATATTCTACAACGTCCGGGTCGATAGGGTTACAGAGTACGCGGGGCCGCACTGCCGACGCAAGGGCGAATTTTCAAAGGGTGCGAGATATTTTCTGGGAACAGATTGACGGGGTGGTGTCTATCTCAAGTAGATCGAAGTATGCGCGGATTATCTGAGTTACAAGGGTATTCTAGTATGTATGTCGGAGTGGGCTTGCCGGATCGACAGGGGGGTGCGAAATCGCTTGGTCCGGTGCCCCCTACCCCCGCCGTGGCCTGCCGGATGGAATTAATCAGAGATAATACTGGCCGGGATAATTAAACTTAATCCGACTTAATCAAAAAGGATGGTATAATAGAGTCTACGGTAAGAAAGGCTCCGGGCCGCTTAATCCGTAGTTCCGATTAACTAATATCTAGTTAATTACTCTTTCAACGTTTACGCCGTCACTTAATGGGAGTCTCGCATATGACTACGCAAGCTAATACCGTGGAACTGGGTATGTATATGATTAAGTCTCTACCGAAAGGCGAGTTTATTAAGCTCAAGCCGGACAGTAATAAGGTTTATCAGCGTGGAGATTACGACCGCGCAACTGGCAAGTATGAATTAATCGACTGTGATGATGTCAATCACGTTGTGTACAGAAAAGGTAATGCGATGGTGCAAGCTGGGTTTACCTATTAATTAAGTTCTAAATAGGGTTCACCCCGACTTAATAGGCTGCCATGGACGGTGGCCGTATTAGGTACACAGGAAAGTTACAAGGTTACTGTGTGCGTAAATTGCTATGTATCCTAGCCGTAGGTTCAACACAGACGGATTATTAGAATTCCGTTTAATTTCCATAAAAGGTTACAAGTAGGAAACAGCGGGAACCATTGGTACTGCTCATTTGTAGTATTTAACTGTAACCTGTATCCAGTTTTTAATAGAGGTTCACACGCGAGGCGAAAACCGCACCACCACTAGTAACCATTTAGACCTGCCGTTTCCGATTAGTGCGTAACTACACCATTTAGAAACAAGGTTACTTAGTGCGTGTGCTGTAAACGCCTCGATTTTCGCTAGCTACTGTCTAGAGAGGAAACAGAGGAAACGCCGCACGTAAGTGATTGATTCCATGCGTTTCTTTTGTAACCTTAGTCTGTCTGTACATTTTTCGTTAAACCCTGCCCGTCTATCTAACTCGATACGCTTACCGGCAACACCTGCTAGCTAGACCCCGCTTGTATCCTATTAACTCGCTGTAACCTTTTAGTGCGCTTGTAACCTATCGCGGTTTGTTTCCTGCCAGTGCGTGACACTCATTCACCGACACCACTAGGAAACACAGGAAACAAACCGGGCGAGGTTCGCTTATCCATCGATCTATTGCCCGTGGCAGACCTAGTAGAACTTTATTCTAGACCCTGCTATACTCATGCCTCGCCTTGAAAGCGAGCCGAAGTTAAACCCCGAAGTGACACCAGCAACACTAACAATAGGACACCTAAATCATGGCAACTCTATCGTTTAAGTTCTCTCACCCTATGGCGCTGCGTATTGCAAACCTTGTTACCAGCGACATAAACAAACTGGAAATGGCGATGTCTGGCCGTGCAAAGCCTACGGATATCAAGGCATTCGCCAAACCGTTCAAGGCGAACTACGCGCAACACATGGTGCAGACGTACGGCGACCGCATGAACGAAATGGAAGCGCATCTACCGGCGTTGGAAGCATCAAGCCATGCCATTATTGAGGCGGGCAAAGGTAAGGCGGGCAAGCCGCATACCGCATACATTCAAGACGGCGACTTCAACAACACCGGGAATCACCAGACCATGGAACAAGCCAGCGCAGCGCGTGATGACATACAGGAGATTGTTAGCTCTATGGTGACAGATAGCGTGCCGCTACCTAATCCGCGCCGAGTGCAGCGTGCGCAGCCAGCCGCTACGCATAGTGCGGCTCAAGTGACGCCTACGGACAACGGCGAAGCGAATGCACAGCCAGAAGTAAAGGATGCTTTGGCTAATCTCATGGCGGCATTGGCAGCGAGCAATAAGCCTGCGATTGATCCGGCGCAGGTGGAAGCGATTGCGCGGGCAGTGTGCGGGCAGGAGCTAGCAAAGATTGGCGCGGTGCCTACCGTGGTTCACATTGCGCGCACGGATAGCGAAGGCAATACCAGCACGGAAAATGCGGGGATTCAGCACAAGCAATTCCCGGTGTTGTTGTCGCTCTTACAGGTGCGTGACCATAACGGCTACGCGTTCCCGGTATGGCTTCCCGGTCCGGCTGGCAGCGGCAAGACGACCGCAGCAATGAACGCGGCAAAGGTTATGGGTTTGGACTTCCACCATACCGGCGCAGTAGATACAGACTACAAGCTGACTGGCTTTCGTGATGCGGGCGGCACGGTGCACCGCACGCCGTTCCGGGAAGCGTATGAGCATGGCGGGGTGTTTCTGTTTGACGAAGTGGACGCAAGCAATCCGCAAGCCATGGTGGCACTCAATGCCGCGCTTGAGAATGGTCACTGTGTGTTCCCGGACGGTGACGTTGTGCGGCATGAAAACTGTATCGTGATCGCGGCAGCTAATACGTTCGGCAGTGGTGCAACCCATGAGTATGTGGGCCGTAACAAGTTGGATGCGGCTACCGTGGATCGGTTCATCATGTTGGAGTGGGGCTACGACGAAGCGTTAGAGCGTGCGCTCGCGAGCAATGATGCGTGGGTGAACTATGTGCACAAGGTGCGCAAAGCGGTGCAGGGTGCAGGTATCAAGCATGTGGTGTCGCCTCGCGCTAGCATCCGTGGTGCCGCGCTTATCCGCGCTGGGTTTACGCAAGACTTCGCTATTGCTGCGACTATCCGCAAGGGTATGAGCGACGATCAATGGCGCACCGTTACGAACCGTATGTAATTGAAACCCACACAACACTAACTAACGGGAAACGATTATGTCTAGCCAAGAGAAAATAAGCGAGCGCGTTAAGATCGATGGACGTTATTACGGTTCGCTTGTGGTGGAGAAGTTCACCAGTGTTAGCGAGACGTACCGCACGGCAGAGAGCGGACGCTCACTTATTGAGCTAGCTTATGGCGGTAACTACCGTGGCGCGCAGGCGTTCTATGGGGAGACTTCGGAACGTAATGCCGTCCACCACTGCGAGCGCGGCATCACTGAGTCCCACATGAAACCGGCGCGCGACTTGGTTAATCAGATTGACGCGTCATTCCGTGATCGTGCTATCGACCAGTGGCACCCTAGTCTCATGGGTGCCTACCCCATGGTAGGCGACTACCTAGCAGGCGCACCCGATAGCATGCGGATACGTGCACGCGAAGAAAACAACGTAGCGCCGATCAAGTATTACATTGAGTGCGTCGTGTCCGGTGGCACGGGACAGGCCGAACTAGAACGCCGTGCGGCTGGCATTGCGGCACTCATTATGCGCACGGCAGAAGAACGCCCGGTAGAGTTACACGCACTGGTGGCACTGCAACGCAGCGGGGCAGGCTATATCGGGACGGTGCCTATCGAGACTCACCCGGTAGACTTGATGAATACCATAGCCGTCTTTGCAACGCGCCAGTATTGCCGAGCCGTAGCGTTCAAGCTGGCGAGTGTGGCCACAGACGTCGATATGATGGCCGGGTGTGATTGGCTGTTCGGCCATCCGACACAGCACGGCAACAGCCACCGTGAACGAGAGTTCCGTAAGTATCTCAACCTCGACCCGCAGGACGTTGTGATGCAGGGCGGCTACCTTACGGACGCTTACGAGTTTGGTAGCGACCCGGTGTCATGGGTCCATAAGCAGATTGAAAAGCAGCGCAGCATGGAGGACGTATGAGTAAACATACCGTTGAACCGGGGCGCATCTACCGCGCCCCGTACCATCCGAGCAGGCCGCAAGTATGGCGCTATACGATCCGTATCGATGGCGACCTAAGCCACAGCGCCAGCGGCTACGCCACGGCACGAGAGGCGCGCGACATGCAAGCCATAGCAGTCCACGGGTTGATTGAAGCGTTGCGCGTGGCGGCGCTGGCAGCGGCTAACGAAGCCGCATGGGTGCAGCGTGAGGCAAACGATCGGGCGATGTTTGACTTGTCATGCGAGGGATACTAACGATGAAAGTATTAGACATTCGCCCTGGCACTGTGAGCAACGATGGGGCCGAGCGCTGGACGTATAGCATTGAGTATGTACGTTCAAGCGGCTCACACTTTAGTCAAGCCGGTGTTGCATTCTGTAGCGCCGCCGCAGCCAAGCCATGCGCGAGGAAGTTAACTATCTGCGTATGCGTCATGGGTTAAAGTTTATTAACTTAGGCATTCACGCCTAATCACCGGAGATAATGTTATGCGCGCTATTCTGATTAACCCAGCCGATAAGACCATTACCGAAGTGGATTATAACGGCGACTTCCGAACCATCAGTAAGTTAATCCATGCAGACTCAGGGCTATTCGATATTGTCTGTGTGGGTGAGACGGACGGCGTGACCCATGACCTGTATGTGGATGATGAAGGTTTGTTTGTGCCGCCCGAATTGCAGCATTACTTTCAGTGGCGGCACGACTTGAACGACCGGGACACATGGCAGGTGCTAGCCGGTTCGGCGCTGCTACTCGACTGTGATCCTGACACCGGCAACAGTCAGGCCAGCACACTTACGATTGAGCATGTAGCCAAGCACGTACAGTTCAAACCGAACTAAGGATTGCAAACCGCTTGCACTGGTGTATAGGCTATGATACAAAGTCAGTGCAAGCGGGGCTATCACGCACAGCAAAACCCGCGACAAAAACCAGTCCCAAAACCAACACTAATCACGCAGGGAGTATGTCTATGAAACTTGCAACAACGATGGGCGTAGAACTGACCTTTTCGCCGGCCATTCTGGATCGCCAGATCAAGCGGTTTAAGGGTGAAAAAGTGTTCGGCAAAGCCGCGTGCCATGTGAACGATAGCGACCTTTGCAGCGCGTTCGCGACCATGCTGCGCCGCGTGCTGGAACATAAGAAAATCCCGCACTATGGCTGCTCGATGGACCCGAGCGTGGTGGAAGTCCCGACGAAGCCCTACATTAATAGCGCTAAGCTGCACAGCGCCATGCGCCGCATTATGCGCGAGGCGTCCATGATGGACCTCAACCCCGTGGTCGATTGGATGGCAGGTGGCGGCGCACATATCCATACGGGCGTCCTGTTCGGCAGGGACCGTAACAAGCGCGAGGCGTACAAGGCGCGCATGAATGCGTTTGCAGCGATGAATCCGTGGCTGGCGTGGGCGCACCTCAACGTGGTGGACGACATTAACGCCGAGCCGATGAGTACGCAGACGCTATTTTCGCGTGCTAATGGCTGGAACGAGGAAGACCTTGAACGGATGATTCAAGGCAGTCGCGACAACGTTATCCAATACACGAACCACGCGCATGCGGTCACTCAAAACGAACGCTATCGCCGTATGTATCTGCGTGACGCGGAGGCATGCCGGAGCGACATGGCTAGGTGGCGGCTCAAGCTGCACCGCATGCGCTCCCACGGTGGTAAAGTCGCTATTGACGTGCTCGCGCAGAACATCGGGAAAGGTAATGCCATCCGGTTCACCGGCTACGGCAGCTATGGGACGATTGAGTTTCGGTTCTTTGAAATGCGCGAAGACGCTAGCGCATTGCTCAAGCATATCATGCTGACTAATGCCATTGTCGAATATGTCCGCGACAGTGACATGACCCATGTGAATAAGTCCGACCTGTTTACCAAAGCCCAATTAGATTCTATGCCCTACAGCGTCCGCAAGGCCGGATTCCATCGCATGCTGCGAACGCTGGGGATTGACCCGGCAGACTACCGCAGCGAAACCGTACAGATGGCGCTTCGCATGCGTCACAAGGCCGAGGAACGCCGACAGACGGCACGGGAACAGGCCGCATACATCGCAGAGCAGCAGCGCGCATCCGAGGAACGTGCACAACTGATAGCTGCACGGCAGGCGCGACGTGAGGCCGAGGCCAGGGCACGCGATGCGCAGCAGGGCACGCCGGTTGACGATCTGGCGGGGATGGCCGCGTAACGCGCCACCCTCCTATAAGGTATGGCTCAGAGGCGCGCAGCGAGGCTTGCGCGCCCAAAGTTGAACGTGCTACTATGTCTAGCCGGGAGGGTGTATGGACAAGACAGTCAATAATGTACTGGCCGAAGGCGCATTTAAGTACGCCAAAGACTTAATGGTACTGCGCCGACAGGCCGACCGAGCCACCGGTTACAAGCAAGTGCAGTTGAATGATGCGGGGTTCGCCATGGAGGAAAGCATTATCCGGCGAGCTAATATGGTGATGGGTACATGGGAGTTAATCATGGGGTACTACATTGAAACGGGAAGCCGAAAGGGTAAAGCCCAATACCTCAAAGACAACTTTGGGGCCGTCGAAGTCAGCAAGACCGAAGCATTTCAGCGCTTCCAGAGCCATGACATTGTGGTCGTGGTGGATAATGGGTTGTTTGAGGCGGCTGGGTTCGCGTTCAATCTACCGGAACTGGAAGCCTTTACCGGAGCATCAGACCAACGGTTCCGTGTATACCTTGCGATGCCGCTAGGTGTCGCTGCGAAGTTGTCCGGTTTCACGAAGTAATATCAACCTCAACAGATAAGGAGATACCAATGTCTTTCGGTGAAACCCTCGCAGAATCGCTGCGCGAAGAACTGGAAAAGCGGCAGGAAAAGCAGCGCCTTGAAAAGCAGGCGTGCGATAAGATGCGCGCCAAGATCGGCAGCGACTTGCACGCTCAGTTCCATGTGCTCAACGACAACCTGCACGAAATGCTCAGCACCATCAGCATGTGCTACAGCCTGACCGATAAGCTGGCGCATATGCCGTCTGCCAAGCTAGGTCTGGTGACGGCGCAGTACGTCCGCGATGCCATGACGTGGTGTTACAAGCAGTTGGACGATAGCCAGATTGACCCGGAAGTGTACGGTCTGCGTCCGAACTTCAAGACCGGCGACCGCTTGCTGTCCGAGCGTATCGACTACTTCCAGAAGTTTATTGACCAGCACGAATCCAACAAGGCCAGCGTCGCCACGATGGAGGCTTAAGCCATGATCTTAGGGACTACCCGGAAGGGATTTAAGTACGGCGTACTGTTTCGGAAGGGTAGTCTCTGGATCGGTGGGCATTGGGCACCGCATAACAAGCGGCTGTGTTTGAACTTAATACCATGCGTGACGATCTGGGTCACTTGGCCGGGAGGGATTACCCCATGAAAGGTTTCCAAGACCTATACGAATTTATCCAAGCTCACCCGCTCGCTATGGGCTACGCTCAACGTAAGTGGGTTGAAGTAGGACCGTTCGATATCTACGTGCGCTTGGCACACCATCGTTATCTGCGTTCGGCTACGTACGAAGACAGCACGCCTACGCGCACGCTCGACATAGCTAATATTTCCAACGACGATCCCGGGCGCGGTAAGTTCAAAGTGCTGCTGCCCCAGATTGAGCGTGCCGTGGCGATGTCTGAATGGTCGCGTGCTATCTTTTTCGAGTCGGTCATTAATGACCGCTTCGCAGGTTTCCTACTGAGGCAGGGGTACGAGCGCCAAGTTGGTAGCACTCCCCCGAGCTTCTTTAAGCTTATCCAGTTCGCTAACAGCAACACCCAGCCGACAGGTATTCACCATGTCGCGTAAGTACGGCAATAAAGTTGCCGCGAAGCAACTCACACAGTTTAAGTCCAAGGAAGCGCAGATACGCGGCGACAAGCGGTTCATCGAATCGCAGGTGGAGATTGAACCGAAGTTTAATGTACCTAAGACTCGTCAGACGTTTGACATAGAAATGATTGACGAGGCTAAGACTATCCCGCCTACTAATTGGGAGAAGCTTAGGGAAATGTTTGAGGCTATGTCAAAGGTAGACAGATACCGGGGCATGTACGGCTTTGATTACTCTCAGTTGGAACAGCGTATGATGGCGCGTGATGACTTTAAGCGTACCGCCCGCAACCGTGGCGAAGACTCACGTACCATCGTGCGGTTAGGCGATTGGAGCTTTGTCGATACGGCGATGTGCCTGCTAACTGGCGAGGCGTATAAGAACTTTATAGACGGGCTCAAGCAAGAGTTTAAGTTCATCAAAGTAACGTTCGGTCGTCGTGCCTATGATGACATGATCGAAATGCGGTGTAGCTTGAGCCAGCATAACGGCGACACGCTTTACTGTGAGTTTGCCGGACATACGCCGCTCAGTACACTGGTGCAGTATATGAAGGAAGCTGTGCAGAAGCATGCGCAGCAGACAGGACGGCATCAGCAGAGCTTGCCCGAGCAGGAACGCACCGCCGAAGTAGGTGTTTACGATAACCCCGAAACAGACTGCCGTGAGGTATACTCACTCGGTCACATGGTCTGCCAGTTCAACCAGAAGTATTTGCATGAGTACCTTATCTGGGAGTACGGCCCCGGCTCACAGAGCGGCGATGGCTGGGCCATCCGGGACATGTACCACAAGGACTACGTATTTAATAGACCGTGGGATGCTGGCAGTATCTACGGCAACTCCGACGATCTACCCCGAGATATCTACGACAACTTGGAGTGACGCACATGACGTACAATGTCACACCCCACGAAAGATTGACCGTACGAGACGCCAAAGGACATTGGTGGAAAGTAGTTCAGGTGAGTAACGTCACCGCGAAAGACATGGACGTTATTCTGATGGGTGAAGGTGACAAGAGTGGTGAGCTTGGATGGGTCAACGGGAAAGGTGAAGGCGTTAACCATACCACCAAGGAAGAACTTAATATCCCGTGCTTCGGACCCCCGCCAGCACATGCCACGGGCTACCTGTACGCCAACCAGTATGATGACGGCAGGTGGGGAATGTTGTATGCTGACCCGGAAGAATGTCGTAAGATGCAGTCTTCCTCAACCGTTAGAGTCGCAGTCCCATTTATGGAAGGAGGCGTACACATATGACCATCAAAGTAATTAATCTGATTACCGGCGTTCAAGTGGCTAAGTACGACTCAGCGCATGTAACGGAAGCTAACGCTCTGGTAGCTACTCTGAACAGTAAAGTTCCAAAGGACGCTCCGTCTGATGAACTTTATGTGGCTATCGAAACCGGCACGTATGACGTAGGGGTGTAGCCCATGGTCACCATTCAGTCTAACGTGCTGATGCCCAAGGAACAGAGCAAGCACAAGATGGATCGCAGTCTGAAAGGACTGGTGGAACGGTACACGGACGCGTACTATAAAGTCTACGGGTGCCATCCGGCGATTAGCTACGATAACCCTTGGATCAAGATCGAAGGTTTGTCGAACCGCATCACGCGGCAACGCCTGATGGAAATGACTCGCCAACTTGAATACAGGCTGGGCTAGCCATGAATAATAAGCGCGTAGACGGGCAAGGTCACGTAGACCCACGGCCACCGCTCGACCCTAATAGCAATGAACCGCGATGGGATTACGAGTGTGAAGTATGCGGGCAATCGCCAGTCCATCCAGCCACAGGGCTGTGCGGGCCGTGTACGTTCGGGGAAGCTGAGACGATAGGAGGTAACTGGTGAAGCCGCATAAAGTCTCAGCCGGTCAGTGGGGTGTGTTCGACAAAGGTACAGACTTCCACGTCATACCTTTGTTCGGCAAGGGCCACGAATTAAGTCGGGAGTGCTGGTGCAAGACAAAGTTGGAAGACGGAACGGACAACGTGATTGTCCACTTCTCACACGAACCAGTAGCGGAGTTTAAGCGTCATGCCTGACGGGTTGCAGGGGTCACCCTTTAAATACTACAACGCCGACAACCGTACCGATGACATTGATAAAGTCATCAAGCGGGCTAAGGCTCTGTGGACTGAGGCTAAGAACACGTACCAGATTCACGAGCCTCACGATTTTGTTCTGGCGTTCCATAACCAAGAGTCCATGTTGAAGCTCAAGCATTGCGGCGCAGCCGGTGCGGCGGGCGTGATCCGCCGACCTAATGCCAAGGTGCTGTTGCTGGTGCGGATCAGTAAAGCCGCCGTGGAACAAAACCTGAATGCCGTACTTGAAGACGTAGTGCCGCACGAACTGGCGCACTTGGTCTGCATGCTCCGTCCGCAGCACGGCCATGGACACAACCACGATAACGGCTGGGTGGGCGTGTGTAAGCGTCTGGGCGGCTCGGGACAGGCCCGCTACCCGGTGGGGACGTTCAACCTATGACGACGCGCTATGAGGTTCGCCGGAACGTACGGACAGACAAGGCCAAGGGTAGGCAGATGGATCGCCAGTATGCGCAAGCAGAACACATTGACGCCGTGTGCCGCCGCCTTGAAACCGCATGGCAGCGCGCCCATGGCAAAGAGATATCGGTACGCTACACCGCTGGGTGGTATCGGTTTATGAGTCAGGGAGACAAGGGACGGCAGTTGCGTGAGGCCGAAGTGATTAAGTTGGCCGACCGTCTGGAAGCGATGGCAGCAGACTTGATTGACCCCGACAAAGAAAGTTGAAGAAAGTAGTTGACAAGTTGAAATCGCGTCTGTTCTACTATGTCCACGGTCGCAGTGCAGGGCCGCACAACCAACCAAACCTCTAAGGAGTTACAGTCATGTCGTTCAATATCGTTATCGAAGATGGCGTCTCGATCCCCAAGCGTGAAATCGAATTCGCCCCGCGTGGTTCGCAGTACCCGCTCGACAAGATGTCGCAGGGCCAGTCCTTCGCGATCCCGGTCACCGGCACGGAAGGCGCGCAGACCAAGGAAGGCGTGGTGCTGACGCAGGCAGAAGACGCCAAGCGTAAGGCCAGCCAGAAGCAGAGCTACTTTAGCTCGCTCGGCAAGAAGCTCGGTATTCATGTCGTGACGCGCTACTTCCCGGACGGCGAGGAAGGCGGCGATGGTACCCCGACCCTCCGCGTGTGGCACAACGGCGAGCGTGCCGCCGACGAGCAGGAACCCGTGACGCAGGAAGACGAGCAGAACCTTGCGGAAGACGGCGAAGACCTGCTTGGCGACGAGTAATCGCCAATAAGTTTCGGAAGCGGTAGCTACAGGAAGTAGGTCTAGGTAGCCGGGTGATTAAGTTCACCCGGCTCCTTTATTAGAGGGGGCTTGCGTTCGGCCCCCGGGCGTTGTAGAGTTTTATACAACCTCTTGCGCGGCAGGCCGCGACCCATTAAGGTGACCCGATGACCGACGAAACTAATACCAACGAACAACAGACAGGCCAACAGCTTCCGACTGGACAGCCTGCCGACCAGAGTACCGCCGCAACGTCTGACCAGACCCCGCCCACGAATCAGGAAGGGTCCACGACTGGTTCTGAAAGCGCAGACGTTGCGGCGGGAAGCCAGACCGAAGACCAGAAGCCGCCGCAGGAAGACGGCTTGACCGACGAACAGAAGGCCACCAATGCAGCGCTCGCAGAGCGTGCGGCCATCCTCGACGGCGAGAACGCAGAGCAGAAGGCGCAGGACGCGGAACTGAAAGCGGCGCTGGATGGAGCGGAGTTGCAGGACGAGCAGGAGCTTGACCACCCTCCCGGTAAGCCGTATCTGAAAGACCCGGTAGCCGCAGAGAACGAAGTACAGAAGCACTTGCAGTCGAAGGCCGCAGCACATAATGTGGCGACCGAAATCGAAACCCAGATTGAAACCATGCTGGGTAACGCCACCGCTGCTGCTAAGGGCTGGCTCAAGGCCAAGCTCTGGGAAATCAAGCAGCACTTGAAGTAATAAGTTTCTGCACTGCATGGCGGGAGTAATGTCCCCTCCCCCGCGTGAAACCGCCATGCAGCGTAGTTAATTCAGTGGAGCACTAAGTATCAGACCGCATACTGTGGCTCCCCTCCACACACCGGGCAACGATGCTTAGTGTTCCACTGAATTAATTGCCGGTAGTCTATTAGTACGGACACCGCCAGTTCGGAGCTTTGAACCGAGTCTACCTGTAGCCGGGTAACGATCCGTATGGATGGGCTACCGGCAATTAATTCTAACACGGGGCTATCACGATGCCGATTTATCGCGCTAAACCGTTGGACACCTACGCGGACATTGCTGTACGTTTCGGCTTGACTGTTGAAGCGTTGATGTTCGCCAATCCCCAGATCACGGACTCTAGCGTTATTAACGTTGGGGACTTTATCTATATCCCGGTGATGATCGGCTAATGCCACGCAAAGAGCCGCGTAACTACGCGAAAGAATACGCCGAGTACCATGGCAAGCAGTCCCAGATCGATAACCGTAATCAGCGCAATAAGGCTGTGCGGGCATTAGGTCGGGAAGGTAAAGCCAAGGTGGACGGCAAGGAAGTGGATCACAAGAGCGGGTCCACTGGTGGAAGTAAGCTGAGCAACGCTCGTAGCAACCTGCGAGTCGTGAAGAAAACAACGAACAGGCGCAAAGGCTGATGACCACCAAAGTCCGTATTGAACTGGTCGAACCTAATGTCTACGTGGAAGTATGGGAGGAAACCCGCAATGGGACTTCCCTGCTCGCTACCCTCACCGAGAAGGGCGACAACCACGAAGACTACATTCACCAGAACCGCGAGTTAGTTATTAAAGAAATGACTCTTGGCGGTGCGTGATGAAACTCCGGGTCCAGATGCAAATTCTCGACCTAAACTCTGGGGCACAGGTAGCGCAGCTAGACAACGCTGGCAATAGCAACCTGATTCAAACCCTGGGTTGGCAAGGTGATGCGGTTGATGTTATGATCGATATCACGCACGGCGGGTCCATCGTTATCACGCCGATCAGTTTACCGGGGGCGGGCGTACCGCCTTCGTTTATACCTTTCCCGGAAGGGGAAGATGGTGCTTAACCACAATAGGGAGTAAGTTGTGCGCGTGAAGAAAACCACAGTAAACCTTTTTCGTGACGTTCCGAAAAAGTTGCGCAAGCAGATGTACCAACTGGACAAGCGGCCCAACAACCGCGTGATGCAGTTGCAGGAGATTCAAAAGCCTAGGACGGTGACAATCAACGGGGTTCAGGTACCTTATACCGGCCCGTAACTGTGTACTAGCATGGAGGTTAGTTCAGTGAATTTCGATCCGCAAGTCCGCCCAATCGCCGTACCTAACCATTGCCGCCTTGTTAACTCGGGTCAGGCCATGGAGAACCGCATTAGGTACATGGCGCAATCCGTCCTAGTCAGCCTTGTTCAAGGCAGCTACCTACCAACGCTCAGGGAGGCCCGCGACATTCTCGCATGGGCCGATATAGGGGTGCGCGTATGAGTCCAAATTACTTCCGGCTACTTATACATATCACAGTGAAGACGCCGAAGGGGGAAGACCTAATATTTAAGTCCATACGGACTTTACCGTTTCAACCGACCGAAGGTCTGACGTTGCGCATTCCGCACAACGACGACAGCAATACCGAAGAATACGAAGTAACACTAGGTCCACCGACATACAGCTACGTCGAATCAGGTTTCGTGGAATACCAAGAGACTGATGGGCTGGTCGAAGAACATAAGAGCGGAGATAAAGGGGTCGATGCACTTGTCCGGGAATACGTCGATTACTTCAAGGGCTACGGCTTTGATAGGGTGGTAGCATGAACCGCCCTATTGTAACCTTCAAGGAGTTTCAGGGTTTCGAGAGGTTTGAGGACGGTAGTTGGTTCGCGAACCTTGGCGGAATTAAAGGGCATCCACGGCTAGGGGATCAGCCGTACGTACATACTTCAAGGATTCTTATTACGCATTTCGACGTTAAGGGTCCGTGCGATATCACTACGGTCAATACGATCTACTTGCGCGAGGACGTTGACCGCGCAAACCAAGTACAGATGGAAATGAATCTTGGTGAGACGACATGACCGCCGCTAAACCGAAAGCTAAGAAGAAACATCCATGGCGTTCTCAGTTGGTGTTTCCGCCTAAAGGTTATCAGGAACGAAAGATTCTCCCTAATGACGCGGTGAAGAAAGTGTGGATGGGCGGTATCAAGCATTTGTAATGCTGGGCTGGAAGGCCGTGCCGTGGAAGGTCACCGTACACGTCAACAACGGGACCAATCTAGGTTAGTATAATGAGCGTTGCTCCGCCTAAGCTGACGCTGGCCTTAGAGAAACATAGGCTCTAAGGGTTCCGGGTTACCGTCCATGCGTAGTGTGTTGCTGGTAGCATACAACGTAGTTAGCTCGCCGCTCAGATCGGGCGCCTTCGTACTGATGACTAGATCGACTGGCCCACGTCACGGGCTACAAAGTTTCGCCGGTATAGCTCAGTTGGTAGAGCATCTACCTTGTAAGTAGGCGGTCGTGGGTTCGATTCCTGCTACCGGCACCACACCACAGGAACTAATATGATTAAGCCCACCATCGGTCGCATTGTTTGGTTCACGCCGTCTAGCTTCAATGATATCCGCTACGACAAGACCCAGCCGCTTGCGGCGATGATTACCTACGTGCATAGCGATAGGTGCGTTAACCTCGCTGCGCACGATCAGCACGGTAATTTGATGACGGGGTGCACTTCGGTTAAGTTGTTGCAGGAAGGCGATGAGAAGCCCGCACATGGTTTCTACGCTGAGTGGATGCCCTTCCAAGTCGGGCAGGCGAAAGCCGCGAAGTAATAAAGCTCGTGGAGGGATACCATGTACAATAAAGCTCATTACACCAAACCGAAGATTAAGATGCGATTCGGATGGTATTGGGCGCAGGGCTATGTAATACACCCCGGCCTGCTATCTGGCTCGGAACGTGTAGCAGGTAAAGGTCGTTCGATGCGGGCCGCGTACAATAAATACGTCAACTCAGCTAAGTGGGTTATTAAAGGTCGTCCTCGGAGGCGTCATGGCTACTAAAAAGAATAGCAGTCTCACAAAGGTCAGGAAGAAGTGGAGCAAGATCGACGGTGGCAAAGGCCCGGTCGAAGGCTCCAAGTACGAGGAACGGACGGAGCCGAAAGCAGAGAAGAAGGCTGAATGTAAGGCGGCTATTAAGGCTGGCCTAAAGTTCAAGCGTCAACATAACCTCCCCGGTAGGAGTCCACGAAATGGCTAAAGGTATGGGTTTCAAAGCTGCTCAGAAGTCCATCATGTCCAAGGAAGGTGTGTCTAAGAAATCGGCAGGTGCCATCCTGTACGCTGGTGCTAAGAAGGCCAGTGCCGCAGCCAAGAAGGCTAACCCCAACTTGAATAAAGTCGGCGGTCTGGGTAAAGGGAAGAAATAATATATTGGTGCAATAGGGAGTTAATTCAATGCCCTATGCACTACGCGCTGTATACTTCGGAAAAGGAATTCCGAAAGGCGCTAGTGAAGCTAGGCATTACTGATATACCGAATTTCATGATTGGTGGTTACGGGGCTACAACTTATTTCCGTACCGACAAGGACGGCGATGATTTAGCTATCGTTACCATCAATTCAAGTAAAGGCAGGACGCTGGAACAGAATTTCAAGCGTACGGTATCCAACGCATTGCGCAGAACTTAATGGACTGCTACAGAGAACAGACTAAATGCCAATCACCACAACCGCGAACCGTGTCAAGAAAGGTGGCTTCTGGTGCGAAGACGCGGACGAAATCACCCAAAAGGCGCTAGACGCATGCGGACTGACATGGGACACAGAGATTCCGGTTCAATGGGGTTTAGAGCATCTAGGCTTGGCGAATACTATTTTGGGGTTGGGATCGCCATCGCCACGCTCAGCGCTTGCAGCCAAGAGAGTGTTAGAGTCCTACCTAATATTCCTGTACCGCCAAGCGCTAGCTGTGTGTACTCATGCAGGATACACGGTGGAGGACGTGAGCCACTGGATCACGCGTGATGATCGCAAGGCAGCGTGTCAAGGTCACTTAAAGTTGTGGACTGATGTAAAGTTTTCTGCGACGCATCCCGGCAATATCCATCTGTGCGAGGCGATGCGTCTACTGTATGGGAACCATGCGTGGCATTTGAAAGCCATTCATGCGGGCAAGGAATTGCTGGCAGCAGCCCGTATCCTTGTTGGACCCGAGGAAGCCGAGTCAATTAAGTTGGCTCTAACTAATTACCTACGAACGGAGCTTGAAAAGCTATGAGCCACAAATACTGGAAGCGTGTCGTGCTGGATAACCTTACCTTGGAACCGAAGGAAACTATCTACTTCGCAACGCAAGGTGCGGAAGCCCACAAGGCCGCAGAGGAAGACCCGGACGCAACCCGCGTCACGCCCGAAGAATACGCCGCTAACGTCCCGAAAGAGGTTCACGAGGGCGCGGACGGGCAGGCGCAGGGTGAGGCCGGGGACGAACACGCGAAGGCGGCAAACGACGCGTGGGGCGACTTGCAGCGCTGGGCCGCTCAGCATCCGGGACTGACCCCGCAGGAACAGATTGCCATGCTCACACTCTTGCAGCACCGTATCTGCGAATTCGTATGGTCGCAGTATGGCGCGAAGGAGAAAGTGTAATGTCTACAGATATCAGTATCGATATCGAAACTTTGGGCCAAGGCCCTAACGCGCCGGTACTTAGCGTCGGCTGGTGTTGGTTTAGCTGGGATGATCCCACGGTCCAGCCGCACGGCATGCAGTACCATATCCTCGATGTAGAAAGTCAGATGAAGGATGGCGCGGAAGCCGACTACAAAACCATTGCGTGGTGGATGGGTCAGGGCGACGAAGCCCGCTTGGCTGCTTTCCCGAGTGAATACAGCGCACAGAAGCCCGAGCGATTCCTCGACGTAATCCCGAACTTAATGGAAGAAATTAATCGGGCTAAGGGTATCTGGGCTAAGGGACCGGACTTCGACTGTGTTATCCTGAACTCCCTGCTCAAGCGTACCGTACCGGCTATTGATTACCGATGGCCGTTCTGGAACCACCGCGACGTGCGTACGGTTATGTCGGTGATCCCCACGGCGTACCCTGCCATCCACAAGGCAGACGCACACAACGCCCTGAACGATGCCGTGCACCAAGCGAATCTTATGCGTGAGGCCAGCCGTGCACTGCGTGATAAGTGGTACGCAACACGCGTAGGTAACGATACACAGGGCGGTTAATAGAATAGCCGCGATGGTGGAGTACGCGACAATGGTGAAATTGGTAAACACAGCGTCCTTAAGAGTCGCCAGCGAGAGCTTTGTGGGTTCGAGTCCCACTTGTCGCACCATATCGGACAGTGAGCTAGCTGCCATAAAGTTACTATACCCAGAGTTTCGTACGGTGTATGGCCCTTATGTGCGAAAAGATAGGCGTTCGATAGTCATTATGTACGATGGCTTTCGACGTTCAGCAAGGCAGTTAGCTAAAGTCCGGCTCGAAATTAAGTTAGGCCGTAGGCTAGTGGGTGACGAAACCGTCGATCATAAAGATGGGGACGTCACTAATGACGAGTACGATAACCTAAAGCTGCTCAGTAGTGGAGAAAACACCGCTAAGTCTAACCCTTGCGTGTACGAGAAAGGGACGTGCGCAGGATGTGGGAAAGAGTTTGTTCTTTCCACAGCACAACGAAGTAGTAGGAGCAGAAAGAAACGCTGCTTCTGCTCCAAAGAATGTTTGTATCGAACGCAAAGGAGCATGTATGTTAGTGATGACACACCGCAAGGGCGATGTGATTGACATGGAAGTGGAGGGTATCAAGATTACGTTGGTCGTCTTGGATATCCACGGGCGGCAGCTAAAGCTGGGCTACAAGGCACCGCCTGCCGTCAAGATTCTCCGAGACAATGCCATCGACAAAGAGCCGAAGCCTAAGCAATGAAACTAATTACCGTCGATTTTGAAACTTATTACGGAGACGGATACTCCCTTAGTCTAAAAGACGTGACTACGGAATCCTATATCCGCGATGAGCGTTTCAAGGTCCATGGCATGGGGGTCAAGATCAATAATGGCCCTAGCCGCTGGGTGACTGCTAGGCATATCCCAGCGGTGCTTTCTAAGTTAGACTTAGAGAACAATGCAATGGTAGGGCATAACCTGCCCTTCGACGGTAGTATCTTAGGCTGGCACTATAACGTCTACCCGAAGTTGTACATCGATACCTTAGCATTAAGTCGGGCATTGGTGGGTCCACATAGTACGCGCCATGGTCTTAAGTACGTGGCGCAGCTATTATGCAATATGACGAAGATGGATGAACTGTCTAAGTCATATAATGTACGTGATCTAAGTCCACAGCTTGAAGCGCGCATTGCAGACTATTGCGTAGGTGCGCCTCGCTGGGTGGAAGGAACGTCATTCGACGGCTCACCTAATAGTAGCGGACATTGGGAAGCCGGTGATACAGAACTAACCTACGCTTTACTACAGAAGCTTTTACCTCACTTCCCCAAGAGTGAGATTAAGGCGATGGATTGGACGATCCGCGCGTTCACCAATCCACAGTTGCTACTAGACACAGACCTGCTAGTAGATTACATGGAAGAACTAAAGGTCCAGAAGGCGCAGGCATTGGTGAACGCAGGTTTAGAAGACCGTGCCGTCCTGATGTCGAATCCCAAGTTTGCTACAGCCTTGGAGAACCTAGGTGTTACGCCTCCAACAAAGATCACTAAGGCTGGTAAGGTTGCATACGCCTTCGCAAAGACAGATGAGGGTCTTAAGGAACTGCTCGACCACGAGAACCCAGACGTACAAGCACTGGTCGCCGCGCGACTTGAGCACAAGTCTACTATCGAGGAAACGCGTTCTGTCCTGTATCATGCAGCGTCGCAGCGCGGGTACTGGCCGGTCGGATATAACTACGCGGGCGCGCAAGTCACCCAGCGCTATTCGGGCAACAAGGGCGGCGGGGGTAATCCTCAGAATCTCAAGCGAGGGGGTACGCTTCGTAAAGCTATCTACGCTCCCGAACCCTATGTACTCGGTGTCAGCGATCTTAGCCAGATTGAAGCGCGTATCACTCTATGGCTTGGAATGCAGATTGCCGGACCCGATAGCGAGGAAGCCAAAGCCCTAAAGGTGATGGCCGAAGGCGGCGACATTTATGGTTGGTTCGGTACCCGTATCTACGGTAAGCCGATCAATAAAAAGGATACGCCGTTCGAACGCCAGATTGCTAAGTCCGCCGTATTAGGTCTGGGCTTCGGCATGGGTCCGGGTCGATTCATTGAATACTGTAAGGCCAGTGGTATCCAAGGTATCACGGCTGAGTTTGCAGAAAGCATTGTCAGGCTGTACCGCGATACATTTAAGGGTGTAGCAGCGTTCTGGCGTCAATGCACCAAGGCCATTAATGGCATGATGCAGGGTCAGGTGGGTGTGAACCTACCGATGCAAGGCGACGCGCTGGTGTCTACCTGTCTTGATCCGATCTTCCATCAGCCTGCGATTAAGTTGCCCAATGGTTTGTGCATTAAGTACCCGGGCCTGACCAAGAACGCAGACGGTGAAGTTACCTATCTTGACGGTAGCAAGTATGTTAAGCTGTTCGGCGGTAAGATCACAGAGAACATTGTGCAGGCCGTAGCCGCTCTGGTGATGCGCGAACAGAAGATCGAACTACATAAGTTCTACCCCGTGGTGATGACTACCCACGACGAATTAGTTTCACTGGTGCCGGAAGACGAAGTAGACACCAAGGAATGGAATGAAGAAAAACAAAAGGAAGTTGTTACTCAATTAGGTCCGTACACCATAAAGGTCACAGAGATTATGACCCGAGCCGTATCGTACTTAAAGGGTCTGCCTCTCGGTATTGAAGTATCCACAGGCTACAGGTATGGAGACGCGAAGTGAAGAAACTTAAGAAGGGTGGTTCGATCATTTACTTGGTCGCACTCGCCATCGCAACATTCCCTTTCATGGCCGTAGGCTGGATGCTCTACGAAGTTAGCTACGCAGTGCGCTGGGGCTGGGACGTCGCAGATCACTGGAACAAGGTACTGATGGAGAAAGTCTATGAGCAGTGAACAGGTTCAAGCAGGAGAGTTTATCTCCCATGATGCGCCAACCGAAGAAATGGGTAAGCAACGCGGACAGCAGGCCATCGAAGTTGCAGAAAAGATCGGCAAAGCCATTGTCGATAAGTTCCCCAAACACCAGTTGTTCGTAAGGCGTACTGACTTAAACGGTGTGAATGGGTTCGTGGAGATTGCGCTGCGCCCTGACAACGGCGGCTACAATCAGGAAATCACATGCGCGTATAGCGACTCGTTCTATACCCGTACTGACATGACCCTCAAGGAAAAGGCTAAGCGCATCTATGACGACTTCAAAGTCCACTTCGGACTTAAATAACCTAGCACATAAAGTCGGATACGCACTATCTAAGAAGTGTAATGCCGAGGTATGTGTGAGTCGTCTACCGTTAGTTAAGAATGGCATCTGCTTCGCGTTTACTATTGGTGGGCGCGAAGTAGGTGTCTACGGTGGATCATTCTTCGACGAAAACCTTAGCTACATAGCCACTCGCATTTATACAGAATTTAAGGGGATGGTAGATGGAACTAAAAAAGGTCATGCTGGCAGTAAAGGCGGGTGACATCGGCGCATTGCGCTACCCCCTTCTCGCTAGCCCCAAGATCGATGGCGTACGTGCTACTAATAAGAATGGCGCGCTACTGTCGCGTACCATGACGGCTATACCTAATGCCCATTGCCAGTGGAAGTTCAACGCACCTAGCTGGCATGGCTTCGATGGTGAACTTGTCGTAGGTACACCTAACCACCCTAACTGCATGCAGAACACCATGTCAGGTGTTATGAGTAGGGATGGTCAGCCGGACGTTAAGTGGTATATCTTCGACAAGTGGGACGTAGAGAAGCCCTATTGGGCACGAGCACGCGAAGCGAAGGAACGCATTCAAGTCATCTACGACATAGACGGTGATGACTACCCTATTATCTGGTTACCTCAAACCCTGATTAAGTCGCCAGACGAACTTAATGCGTACGAGGAAGCCCGCTTGAATGAAGGCTATGAAGGTGTTATCCTACGTAGCCCGGATGGTCCGTACAAGCAGAACCGCTCGACCGTACGTGAAGGCTACATGCTCAAGCTGAAACGGTTTGAGGATAGTGAAGCCGAAATTATTGGTGCGTTTGAACTGATGCACAACAACAATGAGGCGACTATCGATGCACGAGGACATACCAAACGATCTACCCACGCTGAGAATAAAGTCGCCTCCGATGTACTTGGTGGCTTTAATGTACGCGATGTTTATAGTGGAGTGGAGTTTGACGTGGGTGCTGGCTTTACGCTTGAACAGAGAAAGAATCTCTGGGAAGCGTGGACACGGAACCCGAAGTACCTTTTAGGTCGCTACGTCAAATACAAGCATTTCCCTATCGGTGTCGTGGATAAGCCTCGCCACCCTATCTTTCTAGGGTTCAGAGATAAAAAGGATATGTGATGCCAGACTGGATCGTGTGGGTTATCGTGGGCGCTGTATTCTGTTTCATCGCTTTCCTCTATACACATAAGTGGGGCAAGTAATGGGATTCACTTACGAACTTGGCTGCTATAACCCTGAGTGGTCTACCAGACATAATGTCTACACCGGCCACAGCTTTTGGGAATGCTTCAAAGCTTACCGGCTATGGAAGCGGAAAGGGTGCAAGTATTTCATATTGGCATGGCATATCCCGGGGAAAGCGTAATGGAGATTCTGCAAGAGATAGCCGAGGCTCTAAAGAGCTACGCCATTAATAACGGCTATGGTAAGGTATCTAATACCATCTTGGTGAATAACCAAGGCTTCGCAGAGCTAAGGGCGTCTACAAAAGTTTTGCAGTACGGTTCGACGGATCACGAAGGCAATTTAACCCACCTGTACGGTAAGCGTATCTTTGCCGCTAATATTCCGGACAGGTTCAAAGTAGGATACATGGAATGATTATCTTAGTCTGCGGTGGCCGTAAGTACACTAACAAACCGCGTGTCTGGTCCATCCTGACTAAGATTCATACCACTAAGCCTATCGATGTGTTGATCGAAGGCGGTGCGAAGGGAGCCGACACTCTGGCCCGGGAATGGGCGTACGAAGCGGGCGTACACTGCGCCACCGTGCCCGCGTTGTGGCATAAGATGGGGGATGCTGCGGGGCCACCAAGGAATAGCGCCATGGCGCTGCTACGGCCTTCTCTGGTGGTCGCCTTCCCCGGCAACGGCGGCACTCGCGACATGATGAACACAGCGCACCGCGCTAACATTAAGCTACTAATAATCAGGGATAACTAATGGCGCGCATCATTCCATGGTCGTATAGTTCGTGGTCTGCATACCAGACCTGCCCGCGCCAGTTCTACGAGCTTCGCATTGTAAAGTCTATCCGCGAAGAAAAGTCGAAAGAGATTATCTGGGGTGAGGAAGTTCATAAGGCGTTCGAGGACTATGCCAAGGTTAATAAAGAAGTCCCAAAGAACATGGTGCATATGCAACCGGTGGTGGATCGCATCTTAGCGGCTCCCGGTGACAACTATGCAGAACTAGAACTAGCCTGCGACGAGAACTTAAAGCCGGTCGGGTTCTGGGATTCAGAAGCTTGGATGCGTGGTAAGGGCGACTTAATTAAAGTCAATGGTACCAAGGCATTAAACGCTGACTATAAGACCGGTAAGATTAAACCTAATAGCCTGCAATTAGATATGATGGCTATTATGACGTTTGCTAAGTTCCCCGAGGTGGAGGAAGTTACTACCTTGTTTGTGTGGTTCCAGCAGCCGAGTAAACCTACGTCCGCGAGATATCATCGCGACCGGGCACCGAAACTGCTTGAACAATTCCTGCAAGGTGTGGAAGATATGTTGTGGAGTGAAGCTAATGACGTATGGCCCGCGAAGCCATCTGGGCTATGCAAACCTAATCCCCGCACAGGATTCGCAGGATGTCCAGTCACGACATGCCCCCACAATGGAAGAAACCGGCGATAGAGTGGGATAGCGTAGGACTATTTATTACAGCAGTAGCCGTCATAGTCTACTGCTTAGGATACATTATCTACACAGCAATAACGGTGCTACGTCATGGGTAGAGGGTTCATACCCGGTGTAGATAAAATACCAGAATCCTGGGTAAAGGATAGAGTTAAAGCTATCCTAGATAAGTACAAGAATATTAAGTGGGATATGCCCCCTGCATCGGAAATGGGTACAGCAGGACGGCACGACTTCATTATCTGCCAGCGCGGATTGTTCTGGACAATCGAGACGAAGGCGGGTAAGAATAAGCCCACTGATCTACAGATTAACTACGCCATCGACATATGGAATGCTGGCGGAATGAGTCTGTGTATCAACGAACTTAATTTGAGCGAGGCAGAAGCCGTGGTAGAGTATATCTCCACGCATGGCATGCTGCCTTACGACTTGGCCCACGACTTCACGAAGTACAGAAAACATGCTCGTAAGAGACGGCGCGCTAGTAATGTCGGTGAACAACCCGCAATCGATCACGGTTGCGATCCCGACTGCGAAGGAGATTAATTACCGTGGCAAGCGCATTGTTGCTGTTAAGCATACACTCGACAGCGCGAAGGTACTACGTAATCTTGGACTTAATGCACCGAGTCCCATTCTGTACGATGGTTTTGTCTTTGGTGGTCGGTTTGCTCCTATGGAGCACCAGACAAAGACCGCGGAATTTCTAACCCTAAACAACCGTGCCTTTGTATTTAATACCATGGGCACCGGCAAGACCGCCGCAGCTTTGTGGACGATGGACTATCTCAAGCAGCGCGGGTTCATCAAGAAGGTACTTATCATCGCACCACTCTCTGTCATGGGTGTCTGGGTCAATGAAACGTTTAGTGTGGTTCCACAATGGAACGTTGCTCAACTCAGTGGCAAGCGGGACAAGCGTATCGAGCTACTTAATTCGGGCGCTGATATCTGTGTCATTAATTTTGATGGACTGGTATCTATTCAGGACGAAGTAAAGAAATGGCAACCTGACTTAATCATTGCCGACGAAGCCAGTGCCTACTGTAACCCGAATACCAAGCGATACAAAGCACTCAAAGAGATTCTGAAAGTCAACACACGTCTATGGCTGCTCACTGGTACGCCAGTATCTAACGCGCCTACGGATGCCTACGGACTGATTAAGTTAGTGAACCCCAGCGCGATCCCGGCCAGCTTCAAGCTGTTTCAGGAAACGCTTATGTATAAGCGGGGTCCGTACAAATGGTTCCCCAAGCAAGGCTCACACGAACGTGTGTTTGAGCTTATGCAGCCTGCAATACGTTTCACTAAGAAGGACTGTCTTGACCTGCCGCCGATTACGTACAATTCGCGGGCATGCCTTATGTCCGATGAACAAGCAGACGTATTCGCCTCAGTCAAGGCAACCATGCGCCACGAGGATGAAGAATCGGGCGTAGAGATTAAGGCAGTTAATGCCGCCGTCAAGCTGATTAAGTTACAGCAGATTATGTGCGGCGTAGTTAAGGACAACGATGGCAACCCGGTCGAACTAAATCCCAAACCTCGGCTAGACCTAGTTGACGAATTAGTAGCATCGGCGGAAGCGAAGGTAATTATCTTCGTCCCGTTTATTCATTCGATGCACTTAGTCGTCAACCATCTAGCTCGGAAATGGAAGGTAGAGTTAGTTAACGGGGAAGTAAGCGGTACCAAGCGGCAAGAGATATTTGATCGGTTCCAGAACGACGCAGACACTAAAGTCTTGGTCGCTCACCCGAAAGTCGCCGCACATGGCCTGACCCTTACATCGGCCAATGTGATTATTTGGTATGCGCCGATCTTCTCTATTGACCAGTATCTACAAGCCAATGCGCGCATTGATCGTCCGGGTCAGACGCTAGCTATGTCGGTGTACAATATTTTCTGTCATCCGATGGAAGCTGCTATCTACTCTGTACTTCAATCCCGCGAGAACCTTCAATCCAAAGTGCTAGACCTATACAACGCGGCGCTTGCATAGCCCGGGAAGGTCTAGTAGAATTTTCAACCCCAGCCAAAGGACTAGCCACCATGACACAGGTTAACGCAGATACAGTTATCTCCGCATACTTGAAACTTCGCGATAAGCGTAGCGACTTGAAGAAAGCCTACGATGCAGAAGATCAAGTCTACAAGGATCAGATGGAGAAGTTAGAGGGTTGGCTTATGGGCCAGCTTGATGCGACCGGAGCTACTAAGTTGGGTTCGGCGCACGGTACGGCCTACGAACAGATGAAGTGGAAGGGTAGTTGCTCTGACTGGCCTTCCTTCTGGGAATCTATCGTAGCCATGGGTCGATTCGACTTTGTGGAAAAGCGTATCTCCGTAAAGTCGATTCAGGAATACTACGAAGAATCCGGTGAGCTTCCTGCCGGTGTAAACATTCAACAGGAACGCGGAATCATCATTCGGAGAAGCTAATGGAGCACAACCTAATAAAGCCTGCCGTGGTTCAAGTGTCCTATGCCAACATGGAAGAATACTTGACCGATCCCACGACGCGCATCATCGATAGCCGTATCCTGGAACTGGCGCAAGACTTTCAATACAACTTCCAAGTTCTTGAGACAGACGGCACGATCCGCGAAACGATTGCCAAGCACGATCCGAAAGAACTACTGAACCTGTTTAAGCTTCAGTATCGTAATAACCCTCGTAATAACCCGGGCCTGTATGGCCTGCTCGATAACACCGGAGTCTGAGACAATGGCAAATGACATGATGGTATTAGGTGGCAGTGGTTTGCCAGCCCACCTACAGGGCCGTAGCTTCGGCGTGACGCAAGACCTGATGCAAGGTATGTATACGGGCGGTAACCGTATCGGCCTGAAAGGTTCGCGCTTCCGCTTGGTGGTTGCGGGTATTGAGGAAGGCGTATTTGAGGAAAACTATCTCGACGTCATCATCCTCGGCGCTGCACCGGCTGTTAGCCGTGTCTACTACGATGGTGCCTATAAGTCTGGCGAGAATCAGCCGCCGTCCTGCTACTCTGCCGATGGCCTTGTGCCCGCAGAAGACGTGAAGAACAAGCAGGCCGACAAGTGCATGCTGTGCAAGCAGAACGCCAAGGGTTCCAAGATCGTTGACGGCCAGCAGTTCAAGGCATGCTCCTACTTCCGCCGTGTGGTCGTGATGCTGGCTGGTGATACCGACAAGCGCATGGTCTACAAGCTGGACGTGAAGTCGCAGGGCTTGTTCGGTGAAGGTACGCAGAACGAAAAGAATCTTAATGACTACATTAAGATGGTCAATACGCGCGGTGCCGATCTGGGTGCTATCGTGACGCGTATTAAGTTCGACGTTAATTCCAGTGTACCCAAGCTTCTGTTTGGTGCGAACCGCTACATCACGGAAGACGAAGCCGACGCCGTAGACTCGCTGGTGCATAGTGAGGAAGTTATCTCGCTCAAGACCGTTTCGATGTCCACCTTGGACGTGTCTAGCGAAGAACCGACTTCCGGCGATGTCCCGCAGGAACAGGTGTACGAAGACGAACCGGCAGCAGCGCCCGCACCGGCCCCGGCTCCCCAGCGCCAAGCCGCACCGCAGGCCCAGCGTCCGGCACAGACGGCGACCAAGCCCGCAGCCCAGCAGGCCCAGCGTCCGGCCACGCAACAACCGCAGCGCCCCGCACAGGCCCAAGCGCAGCAGCCGGTACGGCAGGCCGCAGCACAACGCCCCGCTGCGCAGCAACCCCAGAAAACCACGGCACAGCGTCCGGTAGTGCAGTCTAATGTACCGCCCCCGCAACAGCGTCAAGCCGCAGCGCCCGCCCCTGCTCCGGTCGAAGAAGTAGGTAGTGACGACGAACTTGCTGACATCTTAGCTGGACTTGAGTAATGACAGACATCGCCGCTCGAATTAATTCTGTATTAGATACTTCCGGACTTAATGCCCGGAATCTAGCGGCGCTGTCTAAAGTTCATTACACAACCATCTACTTGATCTTACGGAAGGGCCAGCGGGCTAAACCGCTGGCCACCGTTCGCGAGTCGATAGACAGCGCGTTAGATAAGATCGAAGCACTGACAAAGGATGGTAAGCTGCCTCTAGATGCTGCGCTCTCACAGGATGCGAAGCAGACTATTCTGGAACAACTTATTAGTACCATCGCAGCATAACCGCAGGGGCAGACGTGCAATCACAGGTGGAGTTTTTTAGCTCCGTGCTATCGGAGCAGGGTAGGCCATGCCTCGCATGGTTAGTACCCGCCGAACCTAAGCCCTACTTTAAGCACCTTACGTTCGATAATATCGAACAGTTTGCGGCTGCATTACAGCGCATTAATTTCCAGCGATATAATTACTACTTCTGCATTTCGACTCTGCGGGAGAAGACAATTAAAGTCGGTGGCAAGGATCGCGTACGTATCCAGCAGAACGCACAACTCACCCGCGTATTTGTGTTAGACGTAGATATCCGCGACGATAAGCCGGGATTCTATACTAACTTCGATGATGCGCTGGCCGGTGTTGAAGTAGTGCGAGCGGCCTTTAATATGCCGCAGCCTACGATCATTAATTCTGGTTTTGGACTCCATGTCTACTGGCCCATGGCCGAGGGTGTAGAGTCTAAGCTATGGATGAAGATCGCACATAAATTCAAGCGAGCTATTGAAACCATCGCTCCCGAAGTGGTGGCGGATGGATCGCGCGTATCTGACAGTGCCGGTGTACTGCGTGTACCCCTGTCCTTCAATTTGAAGTCTGACCCCGCTACGCCTGTAGAGTTTATCCAGACGTTCGATGAGTACCTAGACTTCGGCACGTTCAGCAATACGCTTAACCGTATCATTAAGGATGATGGTCCGAAGACCGTAGACATTGGCACCACAGTCGTTGACAGTGGGCCGACCGATCTTGCGGCTATGGTTAAGAAGTGCAATTGGTCAAAAGAATATCTCAAAAATAAGGCTACGGCCAGCGAACCGGAATGGTATGCCATGCTTGGCTTGGCACCATATCTAGAGTTCCGTACTAAGCAAGGCGCTACAATCTCTAAAGAGAAGGTCGCACACCTTTTATCGCAGGGACATAATGATTATGATCCCGAAGCAACATACTTAAAGTACGCCCAGGTTTCTGCGGCCCAGACTGGCCCGACCACATGCAATAAGTTCCGTTCAATTAATCCCGAACGCTGCAAGGGATGCCCCTTCGCAGATACCGTCAAGACTCCGCTACAGGTAGCCCGACTCGATGTACCGGCCACAGAAGCAGAAGTCGTTACAGCCGTTGTACAGGACGAAGCAGGTAATAAGTCCACAGAGGAAGTCACCATTCCGCTGCCCCCGTCTCCGTATTTCCGTGGAGAGTCAGGTGGTATCTACGTCCGAACTAAGGTTAAGCAAGAGAACGGGACATGGGACGAAGTTATTAACCGTATCTACGATTACGACTTCTATCCCACTAAACGCCTACGTACCGAAGCGACCGAGAACGAGGCGATGGAGATTCATCTTTGGCTACCACATGACGGCCTTAAGAAGTTTCGCCTGCCATCGGGTCTGCTAGCCGAAGCTAAGAAACTTAATCAGTACCTTAGCGATAAAGGCGTCATTGCGGAATTTAATAAAGCCGCTCACCTTTGCAAGTATCTCGTTGACTACATTCGGCATCTACAGATGAACCACGCAGCAGAAATCGAGTTCAGTCGTTTCGGATGGCGAGACACGTTTAGTACCGATCCCAAGTTTGTCGTGGGCGGTGGCTACATCAACAAGGAAGGTAAACTCGTTCCTGCCGGTGTAGCTCCGTTCTTGAAGGAAGCTGGGAAGGCTACGGAAGCTAAGGGAGAGATTGGTAAGTGGAAGCAAGCATTTAGCGTCTACGCCGATATCCCTGATAGCGACCCCTACATTCTTGCCAGTATGCTCGGCTTCGCGGCCCCGCTAATGGCGCTCACAGAATACAGTGGCGTGCTGTACAATATCGTGGGCCAGTCGGGTGCAGGTAAGTCTACGGCGATGAAGTTTATGACGTCCGTGTGGGGTGAGCCGACTTCTAACCATGTACTGGTGAACGACACCGATAATTCCATCTATAATCAGATTGGCTACCTTGCATCCGTGCCGGTGGCGTTTGATGAAGTGACCAAGATGGAAGGGGATCGCCTTAGCAATTTCGTACTTAGCTTCACTGGCGGTCGCGGCAAGATGCGCGCAACTCGCGAAGGAAATAATAAAGTCAATGAAACGTTCTGGGATACTATTGTCTGCTCTACGTCAAACACCTCCCTATACGATAAGTTGGCAAACGCACGTCGAGGCTACAATGCCGAGGCAATGCGTATCTTTGAACTTAATATACAACCGTCCCACCCAGAATATAAGGTCCGCCTTGACAGAGCGTTACAAGTCATCAAGGAGAACTATGGAATTGCTGGACGGGAATATATTAAATACGTTCTGCCTCGTGCCACTCAAATCAAGGCTATCTTAGAGAAGGCTATCGATGGCATCGTAGCTAAAGGCAAGCTGCGTAACGAAGAACGGTTCTGGGGTGCATTGCTGGCGTGTGTACTGGTAGGCGGCAAGATCAGCCGCGATGCGCTCAAGCTGCATAGCTACGATGTAGAGAACTTGGTAAACCGTACATTAGGTCAGAGCGATGAAGTACGTACGGTCGTGAAGACTTCGGTGTCCGATCCCATCAGTACGCTGTCTGAATTTATTAATACCAACCTGTCTGCCATCGTGCGAATCAATGATGGTCAGCTTGATCTGGTAGCGATGAACGGCCAGCAGCACGCAATTAAAGCCCGCTTGGAGTATGTCAGCAAGCAGCCGTATCGTGGATACATTTCGATCCAGAGTATTCGCGAATACTGCAACCTGCGCAAGATCGACCCGAGTTGGCTTCGCAAGGAACTGCAAGACATCGGTGTCATCATTAATTCCAACTTGCAGAAACGTCTGACCACTGGCACTAATTTGCCCGGACTTAATCTCAAGGTATGGGAGATAGACCTAACCCATGAAGCTCTCGTTAAGTCTATTGAAGAACTTCCGATCGACCCCACGGCAATCGCCGTATCTTGAATTTCTAAACATATATTGGAGAATGCAAATGAGCAATGACTATCGCCGTGAACCAGACTTTGACCAAGATATCGCCGGACTGGATCGTGCTTCGCGACCTACACGGAGTATGCCAGAGCTAGCCGCAGGCTACGGCAATGAGAATCAAGCTGTAGGCGCGCAGACATTGCGCGATGCCTACAATTACCAATACTTGCTCAAAGAACTGGCTAACATTACGCATAATACGCAAGATGTACTATCGAAGTTGCATGGCGTCCTGAGTCCCATTCTGACGAAAGAGCCGGAGCCTACGCCCGAAAAGGCGAGCATGGACAAGGTGCCCGCGCCCCAGACTGGCCTGCAAGCAGACTTGATAGAAGCTATTGAGCGGGCACGGTCGATGTATCGTCAAGCTGACGCACTGATGCGCGCCGTACGGCTGTAACAGAATCACTTGCGGCAGGTGTAGCGCCTGCGTTTAGGCCCGGTAGCTAACCACTACCGGGCCTCTTTTTGTTTACTGTTCTACGGCTTGGGCGCGTGTCAGAGCTTGACGTAGCTGGCTATCAAGCTGTTTACGTACAAGCTGCTTACGTTGGTCACTAGCAAGCTTATTCTGGCGTAGATCATTCAAGCCTTGGTTGTACTGCTTGACCGCCTGTTGAAGTGTACCGTACGCCGACACCTCGTTACGCATGGCGCTATCACGATTAAGTACCT